TATACCTCGTTGTCTATGGGCGTAACTTGCCACCTCGAAAAACATGTTACAGCTACCAGGCTAGAGCTGTCAATGTCTATAGCTGCATTTTTTATTTTTGTAACCAGTGCAACCGATGCAACCGACTTTTTCTAAAAAAGTACGCACATCTATTTTTGCGCGCGGAATAGTATGTTTTCTATACTATGCACCCTGAAATATATGCCACCCTCCAAAAATGCGGTTGCACCTATTACGCCGATTACATGCCAATATATAATATAATAAATAAATAAATATATATTATCTATCTTATTATTATATATAGATATTTTATTATCTATAGGCCTATCGATTCTCGGGCCATTTTGTAACACCCCTGATGGTATACAACTATTACGACAATTACAACTACCGCATAGACGAATAGCACGTTTTGCTAAGAATGGAGATGACCACCAGGCGAACCGGGTAACACTAGATCCCCCCTCTCGCAATCATTGCATTCTCAGCAACAAATCAACCAACCGTTGCACATCATGCAATAATCACGTTTCATCATTTGCAATCAATCGCAATCAAAATTATTCCACCTATTCCATTATTGATGGAATAATGAGCAATTATTGGAATAGCATTTTTTGCTAACGACTTGACCAAGTTGTCAGGGTATAGTTCGGGCCATAAACCAATCAGAAGAGGGAGTCACGATGAAATTAATTTGGTCGCTATTCGACGGTTCCGGTCTTGCTGGTCATGAACTGGCAAGGCAAGGTCATAAGGTGATGTGCTTCAACTTTGACGGAGCCGATCACGGAGATTATGCGAAGTATAACGCCAGGGTAGAGCATCCGAACATTGAGTATGTGAACGTCTTCATTGATGAGAAGTTCGAACGTGATGCTATCGCTGGTGTGTATGGCAAGCCGGATTTCATCATGGCCTTTCCTCCATGCACTGACCTGGCTGTTAGTGGTGCTAGTCACTTTGCAAGTAAGCGTGAGCGCGATCCGTTATTCCAGGAGAAGGCTGTTGCCACCGCAAGGATTGCTGCGAACATTGGCGACGCACTGGGCGTGACTTACATCATTGAGAATCCGGTGAGCGTCCTGTCGTCTGCATGGAGAAAACCAAATCACTCCTTCAATCCCTGGGAGTATGGCGGCTATCTTCCGGAGAATGACGCTCATCCCTGGTTCCCGATGTATATTGCGCCGCGCGATGCTTACCCTAAGAAAACTTGTCTGTGGACCTCTGACGACTTCGTTATGCCGGAAAGAAAACCTGTAAACCTGCCTGACGGGTACTCTGCGCAGCACAGCAAGTTAGGCGGCAAGTCTGCCAAAACGAAGCTGATACGATCCCTGTCGCCGCGTGGATTTTTCAAAGCGATCGCAAATAGCACTTTTTGTTAAAACCAGATCGGTGCGATTTGGCATAATTACCTCATCGAAACGAGATTGAGGAAAAACAAAATGGCACGTCGCATCACTAAAGACCTTAAAGTTCTGAACAAAGAAAACGTAGTTAAAATTCTGGTTATTTGTGGGTACAACGAAGAATCAGCAAAGCAAAAGGTAGAAGCGGGTTACGACCTTGCTGTCAAAGCAATGCCTAACGACGACGCCAAAGGCATTGCAAACTATGTAGCATTCTTTTAATTAACGGGCTAGCAAATGAAAACGAAATTAGTGCATAAATCAGAAATCAAGATCGGCGATACTGTAGTTCACAACGGAGAGCTTAGAACAGTTGGTAAGGAGTCAATAACCAAAGATGAATTTATGGGGTTATTGTTGTTCGGCGACTCCTATCGCCTGGGGTGCAAAAAGGTTGAGCTTGTTGAGGAAGTAAAATTCTAAATAGCACTTTTTGTTAAAACTGCCGGAATGGAATCTGGCATTATTACTTCATCGAAACGAGATACACATCAGGAGTAGGGAAATGAAATACGAAAATCGCGGTAACGAAATCATCAAAATCGAAAACGGCGTTGAGTACATCATGGTAGCTTGCAAGGTTAACGGTATGGATTCTTTCGTATGGGAAGAAATCAAAACTGAAGACAAAGCAGCTAAATTCCTTACCTGTGTTAACCAGCCTGACGATGAACGTGACATCTTCACCCGTTACGGTAAATATGAAATTGTTCGCGAGACTGCCTGCTTCTGGTGGGTTAAACCTAACAGTCATTACAAATTCCCGCGAAAAATCAGCAAGCGCACCATGCGTGAAGCTGGCTTCAAGAAAGCATATGCCGCTGAGTTCGATATCGATTAATAGCACGAATTGCTAAACGCCCCGAAGGGAATCGGGGTATAGTAAACAACATCAACCAATCAGGAGAATCACCATATGGCAATCAAACACCCTGGATTAAAGAAAGCAATCCAGCGCGCCAATGACGAGGGATTCATTGTCTACCGCACACATTACGGTCACATGGGAGGGCTTAAAGAGCATCATACTAAGGTCGAGCTTGTGGACTTGCGGGAGGATTACGATACATTCCAGTACATCGCCACGTCTGACGTAGAGGCGCAAGTGAAATACATCAACGACACTATTGATAGTTTCAGAGGGTAATTATATGCTTAATCAGTTCACTGACCTGGACTTCTCAGCCAGCACTGCAATTCAGACTGACGAGAAAGAGCACGTTGCGATCGAGAGCATCGCGCGCAAGATTTACAACAAGCAAGAGAAGGCTGTGAGAGCCGCCCTAAGCGCTTATTACGGTGTAAGTGATGCAATGGAGTGTGTTAACCGCGTAACGCGCGTGGTTGACCATTCTGGCGTGTCTCGCTTCGTCGATAAAGATACTGGCGAGACAATCATTCAGCTAAACAATCCATCAATGCGTACCGAGCTTGGCAATATTGCATTATGGGGCGTGGCTAACTATTCAATCACCGTTAACTCATGTGTAGCGGATCGTGTTAAAGAGGCATTGTATGAGTGATAATATTTACCGCGTAGTGGCGATCTCACGTAAGACTCAGAAAAAAGTAATTGCCTATATGGGTGGTAGCGCCATTGAAGCTACAGACGCATTCGAACTACTTAAGAACAACGAGGGATTTATGAACACATTCCGCGTTCGACTTGAGCGTCTCGAGCCTGTTATCATTGATGAAGCGAGAAAGCTATCCTGACTGGTTGGAGGAATAATGAACCACACTTACAAAATCACAACGAAGTCACCGAAGATTAACGGAAGCACGGTTGTGGCACTGAATAACGCGGCAGCAATCCACGAAAAAAACATCATGGAGCGCGTTAAGGCGGCGGTGGGTCGATTCTACGGAATCAACGCAGATATTGCCGACAGCAAGCGACTGTTCAAGTATTTGCCAGGCCATCCATATAGCCGGATGATTGATATCAAGCATAACAAAGAACTGGTTCGAATCGGATCTCTTAGCATTGATGAGTTCAATCATAGTATTAACCTGGTGACGGCGTATCAAACTTGGGACGGCAAAAAATGATTTATATTCACACTTTCTATACGGGTAAATTTAACAGTGTAAAAAATGTTCGTGTTTACGATAGCCATCAAAAAGCAATGATGCAAAAGGTAGTTCTCGGCGGCACTATCAAGGAGTGCAAGGTAATTTCTGAGTACTAATAGCACGAATTGCTAAAGACATACGATCGGGAGTGATATATATTACTCCCACACCAAACGAAATAAAGGAATTAAAAATGAGCATTAAAGTTGAGAATATCATCAAGCACCTGAACGCGAAAGGCCGCGTCGTTATCAAGATGGATAAGTCTTCAGGCTTTATTTCAATGACGGTAACTAAGACACGTAACGGAAATAGTGTTATCGGAAGCGTGCCAGGCTCTCTACTGATAAATGCAACAGATGCGGATGTTCGTGCAACGCTTGAGGCTAACTCGATTTACATTAATTCGTGGAGCTAATTAATGGAACAAGATAATTTCTGGACTCGTTATTTTGCAGCACTTGATGCCGGGCTTAGTGCCGAGTGGTGCATCAAGGTCGCATATAAAGAAATAACACTTGATGAGGCTCTTGGTGATATGGATATGGATACTGAAAGCGAGTACGATCCTAACTTTGAGATGCCCGGCGATGATATTGATGATAATGACGACGATTACATTCCCTGGTAAATAGCACGATTTGTTAATATTGCCGTAAGGTCATTTGATAAAGTGGCCTTATTCAAGATAACCAATCAGGAGTGAATGCAATGAAATCAATCAAACTGAAATGCACTTCCGCAGACAAAATCACAGGATTCGAAGTAAACAATCTGTATAAAGGTCGTGAGCGCTATGATGGTACTCGCGAAGTAAAGTTAAAGTGCGGGAAGTATTTAAAACTTGAAAAGCATGATGAATTACATATTCACGGATCTGATGAAATCTTCTTCGCGAAGTTCACCGAGTTGAAAACAAAGACGCTCAAGTGCACCGGACTTGACCATCGCAACCCGATGAAAAAATCATTCAAGGTTGGAAAGCGTTACCAGGTAGAAAGCGGTCGCGCTCTTGGCGGCGTAGCTGGTTACATCTTTGATGAGGACGGATGCCGCTGGACCTTATTCCGCGAAGAGGTGGGTTTTAGTATCGCAGACGGCACAACCTTTGAGGCCAAATACTTATAACCAATAGCACTTTTTGTAAAACGCGTGTACCATTGGCGGTGTATCATTCACACCGTCAACTAAGGAGTTTATTGTGATGTTTAATATTAAGCCAAAACTGAATTACCAACAGATTATTGAGATCGCAAATAGCACTGGAGTTAATCCGGTGGCGATCGCAATTCGTGAAAACAGCTATGGGGATTCAGTTTCGTTTTGGCAAGATCCGATCGATATCAACAGTGGAAACGATAAGTTCCCGCTGATTTCGTTAGGTGGCGATAACCTGGTATTCGAATATGCAAAAGCAAAGGCTGAGTCTGTACAGTTCCCTGTTTCGTCTGCGTACGCTCATTTCATTGGGTGCATCTCAGCCGCGATGCTCGGGAAGTTTTGGGTGCAATATCACGGAGAAGAGCAGCCGACCGCTCTTTATATGGTGATTAGCCAGCCACCTTCAACAGGTAAATCGGCGATTAACTCAGCGGCGATTACACCTATGCGTGCGGAGATTCAGCGGCTGAATGAAGAGCGAAAAAAGGAGCGCATCCGTTTAACCAGTCAGCTACGTCAGGTCGAGAAGGAAATCAAAAACGATCCGAAGGGTAACACGACGGCGGCGCTCTACGAGGACAAGGAAAAACTTGAAGAGAAGATCAAGAAGATGGCTGATATTGTTTTTGCGGTATCAGATCCTACACCGGAAGGTCTTGCGAAAGTAGCCGCTGTTCAAGGTCATTTCTCAGTAATCTCTGATGAGGCAACGGCAATAAATACATTGCTTGGCCTGACTTATGGCGGCTCTGATAAGAAATCAAACAGCGAGCTTATCCTCAAGGCGTGGGATAAAAACCATATGGAGGTTGCGCGTTCAAATCAGGACAACAACTTATCTCTTTGCCCAGTCGGTTCGATCTGCGTCATTGCGCAGGATGAAACAATCAAGGGTATCATGGACGCAGGCCAGCGCGGCATCGGTGTATCTGAGCGTTTCCTCCTGGTTCGCGAGGAACCGCTTTTAGGTACTCGTATTCTTTGCGATGAAAATGGTGATGCGCTGTATAAGGAAGTCGATCGAGGGTTGGTGAGTAAATATTATCGACTCGTGCACAACATTATGAAGGAGGATAACATTGTTCTCTCTGTAAGCCGCAATGCTATGCGTGAATTAAACCTTGCGCGTCAGGCGATGGAGCCGGATTTCGCAGCCGGGGGAAAATACTCTCACTCAATGCTACGCGGTCATCTAGGCAAGTTCGATAAGCATGCCTTGCGTATTGCTTCAGTTCTCCACACGATCAAGAATTGGGAGGGTGAATCACCGAACCGTTCCAACCGTGAGATTGACCTTGAAACAATGCAGGAAGCAATCATGATTTTCAATGAGCTTTCCAGGACTTATCTGTCGTCTGCCAGCGCTGCCGGGTATGCTGGTGATGAGGCTGAATCTCGTAAGCTGATTGATGTTATCACTGAGATCGCGAAGAAGAACAAAGGCCGCGCACCTATTCATAGTATTGTTGCAAAGTGCCGGAACGTTACGCCGTTCAACGGTCAGCAGAAAGTATCTGAGCGAATCGACAGCCTGCTGATCACGCTCGAAGAGATGAACTACACTTGCCGTATTGATGATATTGTTTTCATCAATCCTCGACTGATGGGTTAATGATATGCTTCTTCTTTTAGATCTTTTCAGGTTCTGCGAAGGTTACGACAAATACACGCGACAGCACATAGCGAAATTTATATACGCCCACAAGGAAAGTGAGCGATTTGCTAAGGCCGCCGGAATGACTCGCCGTGAATTTACAAGCGCGCTATCTAAGGAGTTTTGCTCACGCTGTGTAACTGAGGGTTATCTTGATTGCAGGGATGGGTTTTACTGGTGCAAGGGAAAGATCAAGCGCCCGGTAATGATGAAGCTGATGTGTATTGATGGCTACAACAATCGATATACGTGGGAAATGATGCACATTGGAGAAATGAGTGATGAAGACTTGTTTGGCGAACGTAGAAACGTTGATAGATCGGAACGTCGAATTGTGCGCAAGACTCCAGCTTACGAAAGAAGAATTTGAACAAGGATTGTTGAGCCTGCTGCTCACTTCAATGAGGGCCAGCGGCGACAGTGAGCATAATCTTTGCGACCAGGAGGGGGAGTTGCTTCTCCATGTCAAAAGATACAAATAGCACTTTTTGTTAAAACACCCGATCTCGTATCGGGTATATTTGTTTCATCGAAACGAAACGACCTGAAGGAAAGCATCATGGCTAACAAATTTTTAGTAGTTCGCGTTTACAACCACTCTAACGGCACTAGCAGTGAGATTCCTACCCTTTACAACAAGGCTGATGGATGGAATGAAGAAACGGCGGTAGCGAACGAGAAGAAGGTCGCTGAGATGTACGGCGACACCTGCGAGATTGAAGTTCGCGAATACGCAAAACTCACGAACGAAAGTTACATGTGGGCTGATGCATAAAAGAAAGGAGGCTTACGCCTCCTTTTTTTCGTACTTACGAAGTGAAAAACAAACAAGCAATAGACCAATAAAAACGAGAGTCCAGCCAACGATAGTATCGTACCAGCTTTCCGGTTTTGTTACTGTGATGCTTTCAGCGTTAACCGTGTTGGCCTGAATGGTTGACACTTCAATTGACTTCTTCACGGAAGAGTCAACCTTTCCTACATTGGACTTTTCAACTTTAACATCTCGTTTATCTTCGGATTTTGCGGTTACTCCTGCTAATTGCTTTGTGTTCTCCTCTCCGATTTGCGCTGTAACTTCAGGTTTAGATCCGATTAAACCGCTCAGGGCAGATGCCGTCGAGCAACCTGATAGGGAAATAACACCAACAGCCACTGCAATCGCAATGCACGTTTTCTCCAGTTTCATCATAATTCCTTAACGCAATACGCGTATTCTTCAGCGCGTCGGTTCTTGAGTCCTCTAGACACTTCGCGCTTTTTGGTTTTTGGGTTGTAGTAGTACACCCATCGCCATAACTGATTGCACGCTTCCTTGTGCTTACTCTGATTTATTAGCTTAAGCATTGTAGAAGATCCGAACGCGCCAGTCCCGACGTTGAAAGTGAAGCTATACAGTGATGCTCGCATAGTTACCGGGATGTCAACCTTTACCTTCTTGTCGACGTATCGCTGAGCGACGCCGATATGTTTTATCAGCAATGCATCGCATTCTCGCTTAGTGTATTTCTTACCGGGTATTACGTCCGGCCCGGTTATTCCGCTGCATACGGTAGGGACTCCGGCGATATCGTAATAAACCTCGTATTCTATACCTTCGATTCGTTCCAGTAGGGTAGGTGTCAACGTCAAAGCGGCCCCGATCGATGCGCCTATAACGTTATTTTTTAAACTCATTATCTCCCCCTGATCTTAAGCGCCTTATTTAGATCGCCATCGTTTAACGCTTCCTGAATTGCCTTACTATCACGATACTTCCAGTACGCTCCCCAGGCACCAAAAAGCAGAAAGCAAATGAATGTAGCGCCAGCAATATAAAGTTGCCCTGTCGCCGCCCCTACCAACGAAGCACCGCCAGTGCTTGACGTGGCAGCCGTTAAAAACTCTTTCATAATCTCACCATATATTTTTTGAACAAGTGAGTCGATTTTAACCTTCAAATTTACTTGATACAACGCAAAAAGGCCAGCATGTAAACCATGCCAGCCTGTAAGGTGATGAATGATATTGTTAATCTATCGCAATAAATTCCAGATAGCTACCGTTCAGAGGAGTCTGGATTGCTGAACCTCTCCCGTCGTAAATCTCAAATAATCCCCCACCGAAATCATAACCAACACTATAGATCTGATTTACACGGAATGGAAGTGTTTTGGAGTCATTTCGGATGCACTTAACTAGCTTCATGATATAGCCTCTTTGTTTTCGATGTGGTTACTATACCCGAATCCCTTCGGGCATTTTTATCAATTAGTGCGATCCTGTCATTTCTGGACGGTAGATGAATCGACCGATTTCCCCAAACTGCTTATCGTAAACAATTACAGCCGCCTGGCGATATGAGCGCCACCCTCCGCGTGCTGCGTATGCGTCTTTCGCGCCTAACTGACCGTGTACTTCATCAATACCAAGCGAGTGCTCAGTGATTGTCTGGTGATGCCAGTGACCACTATGAGTATACACATACTTGCTCTCGCCGAAGTCTGATCGGAAATCTGCCGCCATTGCTGCAAGTCGCGTGTCTGCCTTTTTCATAGTGTGCCCGTGAGTGTATCCCAACAAGGTATTTCCCCAACGAGTCTTATGCAGAATCATAGGACTAACGTCAACGAATACTCGCGGCTCGTCTTCATAATATGCCGACATTGCAGCTCGCAGCCAAATCATCCCAGACTGATCGTGGTTCCCTTCGATAACTTGGACCTCGACTTCTTTGTGTTTCATAAGCATTTTGTCGATGGCGCGACGCACCGAACGAATCGCTACATGCACCAATTTCGCATATCGTGAATCCTGATCTAGAACGTGACCACTTGCCGGGGTAACAGCGTCAAGGCCGTCAGAGTGAAGGAAGTCGCCGCCGATTAACAGAACAGCCTTCTCTGCGTTCGGCGCAATATCGATCGCGTAATTAAAGAAGTCGCTAAGCACTTTTTCCGCTACGTCGGTGGAATAGTTCTCACCGCATTCATGCTTATGAGCAAGCGCGCCAATATGGAGATCGAATACCGGATAGAGTGCCAGCTTACCCATCGCTGTCGTAAGCCCTTGCGAGGTTAGTAGCTCGGTTGGCTTTGCTCGCGGCAGGTCTTCACAGAATGCAATACGCGCAGCTTCCATCATTGCCGCAATCTTCTCACGGTCCTGATCGGTCTTAACCCAGCGAACTACCTCAGTCCCATCGCCGCGAATCATCGTAGAAGTGCCTTTTACCATGAAGCCTTCCGGCACGTTTTTAGCAACATGCTCGTTACCGTGGAAGTGGCCTTCTTTTGCAAGTTTTGCGTGACGCGCCTCGACAGTGCGAATGTGCATACCGTACTTTTCCGCGATCTCGCGAAGTGTAAGTCCGTTCATACGTTCTTCGATAAGTTGCTCGGTAGTGATTTTAGCTTGTGACATATTTTAATCCTTACATGATAATGAAATACATTACTGAAAATGAAATTAGCGGTGTTAATACTACAGCAAAATAAAGTATCATGCCACAGCCTTTAACCAGAATCCTAGATCTGAAGATTTAAACTCAACCAGTTTTCCATCAACCTCAAGCATCATACTGTTTCTACCTGGTGAGTAATAACCTATATGCAACTCTTGCTCGATCCCAATAGTGCAAAGCACGTTAACGAAGTCAGGAGGCAACCAATCAGAGAAAGGGATTTTCTTAACCTGCTTCTTTCCGATCCATATGGTCTGGTAGTTATCTGAGTTAATGTTTAAGCCAGGAAGACTTACTGTTTTTTGTTGCCTTTCGTTCTCGTTCAATTCTCTTTCCTTCTTCACGATAAAACTCAAGTGATGGAGTTGCTGGAACTCTGTGCATTTTTCTCGGCATATCTTCCATAAATGAAATCTTGCCGTTTGAGATAATGCTAACATCCTTTATATCAAAGTATTTAGCAATTAATGCTATATCGTCTGAGATGCCGCATTCCTTTGCGTGCTCCCAAACCTCGCGCTTACCTTGTTTTTTTATCAGCATTAGTTAATTTCTCCACGCTTTCAATAAAACATTCAACATCTTTGACTGAGCAGAGGTAATAAGCCATTTTAAGGAAGTTCATAGCAATATCCCAATCAAAGTTGCCGCCTTTCTTGTCAGTGATATGAACAGCCATTTTTGCGGACTGTTGAGCGATATTGAAAAAGTTTGCGTTAATGCGTGCCATCTTCTGATTCCTCATTTTGTTTCTATGAAATAACTATACCCGACTTTCGCCGGGTAGTTTTAGCAATTAGTGCTGTGTGATTATCTCAGAAGAAAGTTCTTCTACGTCTTTTTGGATGATTGAGGGCCAATTCTCAATGTATTCATTCTTTATCTCTTCGAAAGACATATCAAGAGAGCTAGTGAACTCCCACAGATCGCAACCAATAACATCCTGAGTCAATCCGTTTCGCTCCATAATCTCGCAGCACGTAGCGCGATAAAGAAGCCATAAACCTTGCTCAGTTAATTTAACAGGAACAATTTTTTCGCTCATCATACTTTTCTCACCTTTGCTCGTTTGTTTTTCACCGAAGGGCAAATGCTTGTGATTGGGATGTAGTGAGTCTGTTGCACCTCACCTTCTTTAAGTTCGCGCATAATAAAAATTACCGAACCTTTGTTATTGCCATCTACGGCCTTTCCAGTTTCACCGGATATGAAGGCCAGACGACCGGATCGTGCGTATTCATTTCCGTCAACATCCTCAGTCAAGTCCGCTTCAATCCAGATGATTTCAGCTGCGTTCTGCCGCGCCTCAGTAAACCACGCCGTAGAGTTATCGGCTGGTAACAGTATATCGATCTGGTTGTTGTGCTCCATTTGCTCAATAGCCTTCTTGACGAATATATCAGGTCGGCTATAAGGAGGGTTTAACCAAACGTGCTTATTCTTACCCCACCAACGTTTTAAGCAGTTTGTTTCTTGGGAGTAGAACTTATCGCAAACTTTATTTTCTTCGCTTGCCGCAGCGTCGAGATCGTATTTTCCGTACCGACCCTCAAGGTATGCAATAACCTCTCGTGGAGTTGACCATAAATCACGAACTGCGTCAGGTGTGTTTGTACCCTTATATCGACGACCTGAAATCTCTTTGCATGTTGGCGTTTTTAACGCCTGATAATAACCGCCTGATGCTATTGCTTCGCGAGTGAATGAGCACCCAGTCTCTGCAAAGTCGATGGTTTCAATATCATTAAAGTCTTTCATCTTTAGTCCTCTCGTTTCGGTGAGGTAATAATGCCAGATTCCATTCCGGCAGTTTTAACAAAAAGTGCTATTTCATCAATTCGTAAATTGCGACTTTGAACTGTTCGAATCCGTATGCGACAGCAGGGAAGCCGCCACGTTCTCGGACCTTTCGGAGAAACTCCTTCTGCTTATCACTGACTGGTGACGCCTTTCCTTTGCCTGACTTATTAACCCGCTTGAGTTCGATAGCTGCGAACGGGTAGCGTGAGTTAATACCAATCAGGATAACGAAGTCTGACACACCTTTAAGTAATCCGGACTGCTCATCCCTGAGCGCCGATGTGATTGTTTTTTCACCCTCATTGACGGTGTGCCAAAATAGAAGGTGAGGAAAATTGTATTTCAGCCAAGATACACAATCCACCTGATGAGCGTCCTCCTTTCGAGTGTCGCTCGGATCTCTCTCGTAAAATTCTAAATAATCACCTTTGTCTGTAATCATTCCGGGATATCCTCCATACCAAAGTCTTTTCGTGAGATAATATCTTCTTTCTTCTGGTTGCGACGATGAGTTACGCGCACCGGGTGAGCAATATGATGTGAGTATTGCAAAATCTTGATGGCGCTCTTCATTCCGATAAAGTATCGGCGCATTTTAGGATCTGATACGTGTGGCAATACACCTTTAGTTTTCCATAGCGTACCGCAAATCTTAGAGTCAGACTCGGGGAAGAATTTTTCATACGCCTTGAACTCATCACCATCATCGTTAATAAGAGTGTATTTGTATATTATGCCTTTCTGGTTTTTGGTTAGCGTAACCTCAAAATTCTTTACTTCATACCAGTCATTCTTAGTGTACGCCTTACCGGATAACTTCAGGTTAGGATCGACAAGCGAAACATCACAGCAACGACAGACTCGGGCCACAACGTCATTCTCTGCGCCGCATCCTTTAACAAGGATTTTTCCGGTGCGCTCGTCAACCTGGTCCTCACAAATCTGAGAAGTCCAGAAATGATCGCAACGCTCACCATCAATGACATTAACGCATCGTCGAGCATAGAAGCTATTTACGCAACCGCATTTCGGACATGTTTTCGGATCTTTGCCGTTTTCGAAACGCTTTTGGAATTGCGCCTGCTCAAGTATCGGATCGAAATAAAGCTGACCCAACTCATCCATCGTACCTGCGAAATCCCATACCAGATGGTCCTGCTTAACCATTCCCTCAGCAACCTGCCAGGATTTAAGCAGACGCATACCCCTACCCAAGAGTTGAATCAACAGCGTGAGCGACCCTATCTTGCGGAGTATGACACTGAAATCCCAATTTGGAACGTTAACGCCAGTAGTGAGCGCCATTACCTGAAAGGTGTATTTAATTTTTCCGGCCCTTACATCGTCAAGAATCTTCTTGCGCGTTTTGTTGTCTGTGTCGCCAGTAATAATTGCATAGGTGCTTCCCGGAGGAAGTGCTGCCGCTGCCTCTTTGCAGTGGCGCACACCAGCACATGTAATCAGTACCGCGTTACGCTCTTCAGCCTTTTTGGCAACCATTTGCATGATTCGCTGAGTAAGAGATTTATCATGAAGGATCTCATCTTCCATAGCCTTCATGTCTTTCTCTGTAAAGTCCTGCACTCCGTCCTCGCTCGACGCCTTGAACTTATCCAGATCGTAATGAACTCCGTCTGTTGAACCGAATATTGTCGGCACAACAGAACCGAACTCAATCAGATAGTTTGTGTCGATATCAGTTACTCGCTCACGCCAGAATCCCAATGCTTTCGGATTCTCTACCAGAATAGGAACTACGCCACGAAATTCAGATCCAGTCATACCAAATATTCTGAGATCGTGACCGTGAACCTTTTTACAGCGCCGCATCATTTCCATGATTACGATCGTGTACTGACTGCGCTTAGTCCCAAACAAAGGTTTTCCATCATTACCAATCATGGGAATATCTCCATCCATGATGATTTTTCCCTTCTCGCCCCTCATTTGTTCCATTGTTTCCTTGCCCTCAATGGCTTGCGCAAGGTCTTCCCAATCCACCTGGTGACATTCGTCGATCCCAATTACATGCGGGACGAAATCAGCAAGCTCATTGTCGAGGCCATTTGCAACCGTACCCTCGGAGCCTACCACGATCGGAAAATAGCAGGACTTAATACCTAATGAGGCTGAGAATATTGAGTTAGTAACGCCGAAGTTGTCGATCTCTTCGCTATCCTGATCGACAATCTCACCCTGACGGGCCAGCACAAGCATTTTTAAGCCCATTTTCTGACACTGCTTTGCAACCATAGCAAAAATGATGGTCTTACCCGCAGACACCGACGCTTTAACAAAGAATGGATGCTCGTAATTTGATAGGCGTTTCGCGATCTCAGCATAAGCAACAACCTGGTACGGATAAGGAATAACCTCACCAACAGTAAATCGCTCCTGAGTTCGCTTTATGTAGTCCTCGCCAAGTAATGCAATCTGCTTTTTAATGTTCATTGTCACGTCTATTAATCCTTTGAATCGTTGTAACGTTTACGCTATAATACACGGCATACAGTAAACGTTTTTAGCAAAAAGTGCTATAGGAGAATCAAGATGAGTATTCAACGTATCGCGGAGTCAACTGGTGAAATCGATAAACGTCACATCAATGGTAACAACGGAACACGACGCGGTAAAGACAAAAAGCCACGACAGCGCTGCGGCTTCTATATTCATAAAGAAGAAACGCGCGCCGGACTGCGAGCGCGACTTGATGCCCTTATCGAATATTACGGCGGCCCGGCGGCCTGCGCAAAGGCTCTGAAGGTTAGCAATCAGACGGTGCAGGGCTGGAAAGAACGCAATATGATTTCATGGCAAGGTGCTGAAGCTGCGCATCGTGCTTACCGCCGACAGGGGTGCAAAGGATTTCGCGCCGCATGGTTGCGATTCGACCTGAAGTTTGACGGTAACGGCAAGTGCCTTGAGAAGCGATGCAAGAACAAGAAATTTATGCGCGTCGTGAAGAAGGAAGATATCGGAACGACCAATAGCATTTTTAGTTAAAACAAACGACGCGTAGCGGGTTAACATCCTTCTACGCGTTTTTTATTTTGGAGATCTGGAAGTGAACGAAGAATTTATGATGTTTCAGAAAGAGGACGTTTTACCGTACATGAAGGGGTTATGGCGCGAGGCTTTCCAATCAATCTGCGGATTGCCGAATGATGTTTTTAATAAGAAGCACCAACCTTGCCCCAACTGCGGAGGTAAAGACCGTTTTCGCTGGACTGATAACCTGAACACTCCGGGCGACGGCGGCGCGATCTGCAACTCATGCGGTAACGACTCTGGTATTGGCTGGCTGATGAAGTTGACTGGTATGCCGTACAGCGAATGCGTAAACATCTTGGGAAGATTTCTCGGAAAGGTTCCGCAGGAATACATCGTCAAGGCAAACAAGAAAGCGCGCCGGACTCCGGTGTCAGGTGTCAATGTCATGATGGCTGAACATGAGGCGGTGATGAAGGTTATGGAGCGTACAGAGAAACGTATAAATACGCCGTTGAGCGTGTTTGAGTCACTACCCACCGAATCATTCGATGTCGGTATAAAGCGTAGCGAGGATGGAAGAGAGAGTGTATTTCACACTATACCGTGTCAACTTGTGCACGAGGATGGGCTTGATGATGAGTTTTGCAATATTTTGATTATTGATGAAGAAGGAAGAGAGTCATTTTATGCGAAGAAATACACGAGTTGCTCGGTTGCCGTGACTGGTAAAACTGAAAAGGCGATCTACTTATGCCTTAACTGGATTGATGCTCAGCATATTGCATTTCACACAAAGCAAGAGGTATGGGCCTGCTTCACCCCTGAAAACCTCGAAATTGTTGCATACAGGTATAAAGGTGATCGAGAGGTAAGGGTAGCGTGCGAACCTTCAGACAAGGATACCTTGTACATGGCAGACGACAGACAATTAAAAATAATCATACCGAACCCCGGAGGATACCGCTCAGGAATGCAAGCCAAATTATTCTCAGCAAGCGACCTACTCTAACCGCCTTCGGGCGGTTTTTTATTGACCATTGCAAGACTCATAGCACAATGATAAAATCAGTGCTTAGCAATTAGTGCTATTTACTTAAGGAGTTTATACTATGGCTTTATATAGACGCGGTACAGCATCAATGGATGCAGACGGCACGGTTCACGGAACAGACACAAAATGGAAAGATCAGCTTGCTTTGATTCGAGTCGGTGCAACTATCGTATTCCTGGAGCAACCGATTAAGCTGGCGGTAATCAGCGATATTGTGAGCGATACGGAAATGAAGGCTATCTCTACGGATGGTCAGACCGCAGCTGACGGAAAGTATGTGATCTTGCTTAGCGATTCACTAACCGTTAACGGGCTTGCGCAAAACGTTGCTGAGACGCTTCGATACTATCAAAGCAAAGAGACTGAGATCGCGGCAGCTATAGACCTGATAAATCAGCTTGATATGAATAAACTTGAGCAAATAGTTGCTGATGTGAACCAGGCGAAATCTGATTCTCAAGCTGCGCAAAATCAGGCTGAATTAGCGCGTGACGCCGCCAACGCTGCACGCGATGAAACTAACTCAATCAAGAATCAGACACAGAATATTGTTGACGGGGCTATCGGTGGCATTAATGCCGCAAAAGATCAGGCTATCACTGATATCGGCTCTAAGGAATCATCTGTCATCTCTCACATCGACACGGAAGAGGCGTCGGCTATTCAGGCAATTAATGACGCAAAGGGAGATTTGTCGGTTTACGTTAACGACGCTCAAGCGGCAGCGCAAACAGCAACCTCTGCAAAAAACGATGCTCAGTTGGCGCGTAATGATGCGGTTAGCTCAAAAGATGCGGCGGCGGTAAGTGCTCAGGAAGCGAAAGACGCAGCAAATAGCATTAATGCCGATAATCTTTTAACTAAGGATGGTAATCTTGCAGGGCTGGAAAATAAATCGGAGGCACGTGCTAATCTTGATCTGGGATCTGTATCTACGGAGAACACCGTACCCATCGAAAAAGGCGGCACGGCAGCAACAACGGCAGCGGCGGCGCGCGCTAATCTTGGAGTTGGTGATGATAGTTTGGTTAAGTTGGGTGCGCTGCACCTGAATGGCGGCGAGTCAGTAGTGTTAAATGCCTTAGAGGCTAACTCTACCAGTCTGTCAAACGCGCTGTATGGGATAGATAACTGGGTGGGGATGACAATGCATCGGTGGTATGCAGACTGGACCCGCGCAGGAATTGTTCGTGCAGGGGACACCCACTTGTCAGACTACCGCATCCACGTGTGGAAAAATGGTATGACTGAATCGCTATTCCGCTTCCTGCCGGACGGCAGGCTGATTAGCGGTAACAGCGGCAACCCTTCGGTTAACGAGTTCCAGAAAGCGCCGCTATCTGACCGCGACCTTAAGAAAGAAATCCAATACACTGACGGCGAGGAAAGCTACAACCGCGTTCGTCAATGGCTTCCAGCAATGTTTAAGTATAAAGATTCTGACGTGCAGCGATACGGCCTTATTGCACAGGATCTTGCGATGATTGACCCAGAATATGTGCACTTGCTGCCTGGTCATGCCATTTATGAGGACATCAAGGGGGTGGACGAGGAAGGGAACGAAGTTGTAGTCGACCGAAAGGAAATCGGGTATACAGACGATGTACTTTCTCTTGATAGTAACGTACTGTTGATGGACCTATGCGCCGCATTCGTTTACAAATCAAATAAGGTATCAGCTCTTGAAAAGGAAGTGGAGGAGCTTAAAACTATCGTTTCAGAATTGATTAGCAAATAAAAAAGGAGCCGCAAGGCTCCTTATTTTTGAAAATTAGAATGGGATATCGTCGTCAAATGTTGATTGTGGATTTGGTTGCGGTTGTGGTTGATGTTGAGATCGTTGATTTTGTTGCTGATGCGCTAGTTGTTGCTGGTTACTTTGACCACGTTGACTGAATACCAGTCTAGGGAAGTCAGCTGCCTGCAATGAATTGTAAACCGTTCCGTTATGCTCGCGGGATGAGATCTTCAATGTTTCGCATGATACCGACACGACTCGCCCAACTTGAAAAGCCTCACGATACCAGTCAGCAAGACCAGGCTTTCCACCATCGCTAAAAAAGAATGTGTAGTTGGTGTATTCTCGATCGCCATCACGCGGTTTGTAGCTTTCTGCCAGTTCGATGATATAAGTATTTCCTCCGTTACGTTCCAGAATCTTTGGTTCTTTACGGATCTCGCCAGTGATAATATGCATGTTTTTCTCTCCTAAATTTTATGGGCGACCGAAGCCGCCCTGATGATTATTCGAAGTTGGTGATTGATTGAGATTGTACAGGCTTCGCGCTCGTTGCTTCAACCTGTTTTTTCTGTTCCGGTTGCGCCGGGCGAATACCACGAGCTTTACCGATCTCAAACTTAGCCTTAAGTGCGTTGTAGTGATCCTGAATTATTGACTTGCTTGCCGTATCCGTCTGGCGGTAAGCGTTAGCCCATACCTCTTTCAGTGATTCGATATCTTCACACGCATCAAGTTCTTTTTTCCAGTCCTTGACAGATTTCACTGCAAGCTGAGCATCGTCATCACTCTGGCTAATCCCCAGCGCCGCAGCGAGTGAGTAACGTCGAGCATACGTCATTGCGGAACCTACGCCTTGCGGATCGCGTTTTGCAATCGGCATCATCATGAAGAATTTGGCCCACTGCCCGGATTTATGAATCAACATTGTCTCAAGATGGAAGGTCGTTTCCGTGCTTGTATCAAGCATTGATTGCAGGATCATAATATCGTTGTCGGTTAGCGCCGGGCTAACAGCTGCCATCATTGCATCAAGAGTTGCGTATGAATTTTTCAGGTGATTGTTTTTTGCGTCTTTCTTTGCTTTTGCGAATTTATTTCGAGCATTGAACAGTGCCGGAAGGATTTCGTTTGTTTCTGGTGATAATTGCATCTTAGCTTCTCCTGATTGGTGTATGAGGTGCATTATAACACCTCATTAATTATTTGTTTAGCTATTTGTGCCGTTTACTTATTTTGGTAACGCACCCATGATGGCGTTTCAAGTTCGATCTCGCTTGCGTCGCCAGCGTACCCAGGCCAAACATCCATTTCAGAACAAGCCTTGTAAGTGTGTACTACGCTAATGTACTGGTTGCGACCGATCCTGATTTGCTCCATGGTCATACGGTAAGCCAGTGCGATATAAGGCTCTTTTTTCTCCTGCGCAAGCAATCGAACCACGATCGGAATATCTTCCGGGAAGTTACCTTCAAAGGCTCCAGCCTGGATTGCGCGTCGTAGCAGGTCATGCTGCAATGCCATCTTCAGGTAATAGCCGTGATTGTATGCCAGTCTCGGGAACTCTAACGGGTTGGCGCTCATTGTTGTTTTGAAGTCAGTGATAATCAGTGCTTCAGGGAAAATAACATCTTCGAATACCGGATCTCCATTCTCATCATAACCAGTCAGGACACGACCTGGTACATTCTCTTTGTAGTCAAGATGATCTAGTCGAACCTTAACCTTGACGCCGGATATTTCACCGAAGATTGAGATTTCACGCTGCGCTGTTTCGCTGTTGATGCACGCTTCATGATCGGGGTTCTGTTCAAGTATAGCTCTCATCTTCATGCAGGCGTCGTATTTATCAGCGTCGACGAGTTTCTTTCCTTCAGCGCGCGCCTCAGCCTCTGCGATCAGTTCAATCAGGTATTGAACGTTAAGGTCTTCGCCACAATCAACCATCATTTTGATGAGGTCCGGGTACTGCTTACCGGATGTACCTTTCAGGCCAAAAGATTTTAATTTTGCTGCCAGCGCCGCCTGCGAAGTAATGAGATCTTTAAACTCTGCCTGAGCCGGACAACGAGCATACGATGCAGTAAACAGATCTCGGCTCTCAAAGTTGGTGTGCGACTGAGTACCAAACTCCAGCGCTTTAGTCGTCTCGTTCTTCTTGAATCGCCAGTTAGCCGGGCAAGTCTGATAAATTTCTGCAAGGCTAGAACCGCTTACATACTCTGCCGCCCAACCTTCGTTGCTATGATACTCGTCATTAGAAAGCTGACTTGATGTGAATACTTGGAACATTGCGTTTATCTCCTTCGTTTACGATGAATCCATTATAGCCATTAACAGCGTTTAGTCAATCGGATACATGTAATTGGTGTGTAATAGCGTGTCTATATCGCTCAAGTTACAACCAGCATTAACGGAATCAATGACTTAAGTCTATTTTTATGTGATGTCTACTGTGTAATACTTGTAACCGATTTTTCTTAGAAATACAGAGATAGCTACAAGTAGAATCCATATTGATTAAATTTTGAACATATATGATAGAAATTTGACGAATCAATCAAATCACCAGTTACACGATAGACAACTGTTACACAACAATAATTATATATATAAAGCTAAAATTAAATATTATCTATCTATATATATTATATAGAGTTTTTATCATATCCTTCTGCGGTCGTATGGGGTGGATTTTGTAACACCCGCTCCGGTTACAAAAATAGACACCCGTTACACGAAAAATTGTAATCGTGCTATTGCAATAAAAGTAAATGCGACATACAATGCAATCACACTAACGACGAGGACATACAAATGAAAAAGTTAATCACCATTATCGCTGCTGCATTTATCCTGACTGGTTGCGCTCAGAATCTTAAAAATGGAGACTGCGTTACTTACGCTTACGGATCTTGCATGATGCGATTCGTTGACGGTAAGAAGGTTCCGGCTGGCGAAATCGATATGCGATTCAAAGGTCTGTCATCCGACGACGATCAGGGTAACTTCAGCGGAAAAGTATCAATCAAAACTAAAGAGTGGTAATTATGGGACAAGGAATATACATAAATCTAAATGACGGTCGTCCGGCAATGGAGATAACCTCGGGACTTCGCGCCCCGTCATGGTGCGGACCAATACAAGCGGACGGGGTTGATTCATCTGGATCGGTTTTTGATTTTGGTCTGCAAATGAGTCCAGGGTCTACCGCTTTTTGCCTTCCGTCTCAGGCTATCTACATAGACGATATGGATTACATCCCGGAGGTGTATTATTTAACCAGCTTTCAGAAGGTTAATGATTCAACCGGGAGAATAACGGTAGGTAATTTTAACGGTCATGGTGGAAGAAGGATGAGGTTTTATGGCAACTGTTACGAAATTCTCCCCGCTCAGTCTGGAAATCAGGGGATACTTGTTAGCGATTCAACGAACTTCGCGGCGATACCGAATAACGCCAGGTTGATGAGCGCGGCATTTGTTGGAGGTATCCAAGTTAACGGTCAGGCTCAGTTGCCAGTCCAGGGTGTTCCTTTCGGTATGTGGGATAACCCAAATGTAACACTGGAATCTGACGGGAATACAATATGGTGCAGAGACGCAAACTATAACGGTATTGATGACGTTGGCGCGAGCGTATACGTTCAACTCGTAATATTTAATAACACCCCACCACCTCCCGGACCGGGAATCACTATGAGCAATCCTGCTGGTCAGATCGTTTTCTCAAGCGTTCGACGTCCTTTTGTTCTCGGTGGGACTATGGCGATAAATGACGGGTGGCAGTGGTGTGGTGGATTTTTCCCAATACTTAGAACGGGTACAATATGCAGAGTTACAGGTGGATATAATAACATTCGATACAAGGGCGTGTGTATGAGCGGCGGTAACGTGAGAAGCGCCCCCGGAACAAGAGTTGGTAACTATTCCACCAAAAGCGGAGCGCGATTCCCCTTCAATATAAACATTTCAATGCCAATCCCTTTCACTCCGAACATGTATTAAAAAAAGGGGCCAATCGGCCCCTTTCTGTTACCAGACACCAACAACCACTCGGCCCCCGTTAGGTAGGTTAACCGTGATCCCGTTATTGTTTATCTGAACCGTATTGTTTGTCCCGTTGAATGCAAACGATCCGTTATCTGCATACAAAGCACCCCTTACGGTTGCGTTCATGAAGTAAGCTGCACCATTCTTGTTAATATGCCACCCTTGATTTCCATCCCAATTGTTAGACTGAATCGCGTTACCAATCATGGCGTTAGTAATAAATCCATCCTTGATGATCGCGCTACTTAGAATAACCTGGCCATTCTCAACAACGAATGGGTACTGAGTCTGACCATTCATTCCAGTCATGATGGCAAATCGTGATGCCTCAAACAAAATCTGCGCCTTAACCGCAGCTCCGGAACCAATCAGAGACATAGCCATGCCTGCACTGTATTCTTGGCCGTTATACTTCAGACCGAGCTTGACGCCGTACATTGCACCAGTCGAATCCGCATTGCTCCACGAATCAAGTTTTTGAGAAAGTGCCGCCTCATTATTCCCAAGCCTCGAGCTTAACGACAAGTCAGCTTGCGTTCTCGCCTCAGTCTCGTTTGCTATAGCCTCTCTGATATCGGTCAAACTTGCCTGGATATCATCACCAATCTCTGCCTTGAGTTGGTCAATTTCACGCGATAGCGCTCCAGTCTCAGTTGCGATAACTTCACGCAATTCGCTGTTGCTAGCGCTAATCTGATCGCCAAAACTTGCCTTCAATTGCTCGATCGCCGTCACTCGTGCCTGCGTCTCATCAGCAATAAGTTTCAGTGATTTCGTGTACTCAGCTTTTCGTTTTCCGTTCTCCTTCTTCATGTAGATCGCGTCTTTGTCATTGGCGAGTGCGTTTTCTATTGCTGCCTCTGCGTTAGCTGCGTTCTGCGCCGCGTTGTCGGTTGCTTTATCAACAAGCCACTCGTAACCCGGCGAGTTTTCGATATCGACAGAAATCTCCCCAATGATATCGTCAACGTTTGTTGATGCCATACCTCTGACAAAATCAGTCCACTGAGACACGTTACCGATCCTGTCAACCGTCCTTACCCGATACCACACAATATTCCCTCCAGGCATCGGTGAGTGATAATACTCGTGCTGCGGATACGGAATCAAAGAAAGCAAACTTGCGTTATCCACTGTTCCATCCGGTGACTGTTGCAACTCTGTATAGGCTGTATCTCCAGAACCATCAGAGAACCCCCATTTTGTACGGATACCAAAAACAACATCATCCGTAGCTGTGAGGTTAATCGGTCTGCCCGGTTCACCCTGTTTACCCGTCAACGTTGCCGCGACGATATTTGACCATCCTGAAGTCGTGCCCGAACCAGCGACGGAGCGCACGCGAACCTGATAGTTGCCAGCATAAATACCTTCAACGTATACCTCTTTGTTTGCTGTCTGCGGTACATTTTGCCAGTTGCCGTTATCCTTTCGCCACTGGACATCGTAGAAAACTGCGTACGGCACTTTATCCCAGCTAACAATCATCGTTTCTACGCTCATCCCCTGGACGATTCTCGACTCTGAGGACACTTGCACGTTTTCCGGTCTAGGGATCTGATCTGGCTCAACGATGCTCGTCGGTCTGTCGTCGATGTTAACTCCGTAATCAATCTCATCGTACTTGTTAGGATCGTACTCCACCGCCGTGATTTTGTAGGTAAATTCCTCATCATCATCGCCCTTGTCGATTTTTGTCACTACGTACTGCTGCAACGCAAGGTCGGTGCGGTCGATTGCGAATACCGTGTTAGGCTTCACAGGAAAGCCAAAGCCGATGTTAATCTCTATGGTCTTACCATCCGCACTAACACTTGAGATTGTGCGCTTCACGGGCTTGCCATCTGGCTTATTTACGATAATAAAGTCACCTGCGCGAGCATCAACGCGGAACGGCAGGAAAATCTGACTACCTGACACTTCGAGCAATCGCCCTGACAGGTTCATCGTCAAGTTACTTGACCAGAAGTTATCAGATATTGCCACCACGTCTCCGATTGTCGGAATCATCCCTTCCAGTCCGGTAGCGAAGTTTACCGTAGTGCTGCGGAGGTTCGTTTTCAGAATCCATCGCCCACGTCGGTTAGCCTCGCTGCGTCGAGTGCACCCGATCGCTGTAATGCTCGTTACGTTGTTCCCGAACCGTAGAGTAGCCTCACGATCGAATACTGGCTCAACGTCCTGTTGATACATGTTTTGTTCATCATCAAACATCACATTACACGTCGTGTACATGCTCTTTTCGCTTGCGAACGTGTAGGAGAAGTCACCATTAACAACGTTGTCGTTAGTGAAGATGTACGCAGGTTCGCGCGGCCTGTCTATGATTACCGAAATGCTTTCGCCATTCCAAAAACTCATACCTCGAAAGATTGAGCAAATATCTCGAATAACCTTGTAAGCGTCAGTCTGAGACTGGATTATCACGTCGCAAAGGTATCGAGGCTCCGTCCCGCCCTTCCCATCAGGAACCATCTGATCGCAATATTGCGCAGCCTCGTAGAGCGCCCATTTATCGACAGCGATACCAAGCTCTTTCTGATCCAGGCCGTAACGCTGATTAATCATCAGGTCATAAAGAACCCACGCCGGATTATTCGTCCATGCTTTTTTGAAAGTGCCATCCCAATTGCCGTTGTATGTTCGCGATTCTGGATCGTAGTTCGACGGAACGTTTACAATCTTCCAACGCTTACGAATTGAGATCGTAGGTAACTGGTTGGGGAACATCTTCGAATCGAACTCTACGAAAAGAAGACCAGTCAGAGGGTATCGGAATTTGGCATCAATCACCTCGGCATAGCTTTTCACCTGAATTGCATCAACTACATTCGAGTCACTGGAGTCAGGAGTCTTTCGAACAACTCTGAATATTACCTGATTGTTGAAGTTCGGAAGGTTTACGCGACGGCTTCGATCATAACCTGACATTGTTTTGCCTTCGATTACGTCAGTAAGAACAGTCTCAAACGAACCGCCATCAACCGCTTGTTGCACTTCGTACTCAACGCGAACGCCGTTTTTATCGCCGTTACTTTCAATTCGCACGCCGCGAGGCATGAACATTTTGATACGGATTGCCGACAGCGTTTTGTTGGTTACTGAGATCGTGTATGGGTTATCGGTAGTAACCTCACGATTTACAGTTACCTCACTGGAGCTATCTTCCATGCCCTTGATGTATTCCTGCGTCTGAGTTCCCGGCCTGAACTCAGCATTTACCCCTTCGAAGTTGAACGATCCATCCTCGTTTTGCACCGGGACTGAGTTAAACATCAACTGCTTTAGGCTGAATGTTTCGTCAATTTCACCATCAGATACAGCCAACAGGATCTTGATTTTGTTGATTGAGATTAGATTGTCTTCCATCTCAACTGGGTTATGAGGCTTCTGTGACCCACCTTTAGATCCGCTTATCACTTTTTGAATCATGATGTTTACCTTTTTGTGCTATTTATCGGTGGACCCATTATACAGTCGAAAAAAAACCCGCGCAAGGCGGGTTAATTTTAACTCATATCCTCAGCATAAGAACCTGCTGAGAAAGTTGCGCCACCTCCGGCGCGATATCCATACGGGACCGGGAGAGGGTATCCCGCCGCCGTCGTATTGACAGCACCGCCGAACGCGTACGAAGGTTTATTCTTGCTTGATTGAACTTCAAAGTTTGCGCCACCCGGCTGCGGTGAAATCATCTGCATCACACCGCCCAGCACCATAGCGCCGCCCATCATAAACAGAGACGAGGACATTGTGCCCATTAAAGCCAGAGAAGCGCCGCCAGTATAGAATGCCGCAACCATAATTGCCGCGCCCAATACAACCTGGAATAGACCTCCCGTCTTAGAGCCAGTAGGGATCGGTACGATTCTTATCTCTTTCGCGCACTTGAATTTTTCCTCTTCATGGTGTCCCACGTTAACGCCATCCACAAATATTGCAAACTTGCTACGAGATCCTACCTCGCTTTGCATGTATTCTTTAAATCCGTCCACCTGACTGGATAGCGCCCGTATGGCTTCCGGGTAAGAGTCAACAGCGTAACGGTGAAAGACGCCGAAGCGTCTCCCAAGTGAACCTGACAATTTAATTACTTTTACATCATTCATAATTTAAGATCCTTATGGCGAACGATTAAAACAGTATGATCCTGATACCATCCGGAATAAATATCACGACGAGATAGCTTGCCGAAGGCATGATGCAAGATCTGATTATCTCCCAGGTAAATCCCTGCATGGTTCCATACCGGAACGTTTTGCCCTATCTGCATGATTACCATATCACCGAATGACGGATTATTCTGATCTGGAATCTCAACGAAGCCATCCTGCTTGTAATAATCCTGATAGAGATTAATTCCGTACTCAGGTTTCCACCATTCAAAATTCAATCGGCGATCGCGCAATTCTACGCCGTGCTCTTTGTGCCACGCCATAACAAGACCGTAACAGTCGAATGATCCTAATGACCACGGACGACCAATCAGAGGCAATTTCTCCGGCTTCACAAATCGCATATCCCCTTCCGGCACGCTAACAATAATCCAGGTAACTTCCATCTCGTTGCACATGCACGTATCGTGAGCGCTTGGTAGAGTTGTAGCCCCGTCTCCTGTGTGGCTGTGAACAATTGCTATTGTTGTTGATTCCGCATCGTCCTCAATGCAAGCGTATTGTACAGCATCCATCATGAAATGATTCTCGGGATCACGATGCACATTATCAATGCGATGGTATTTTTGCACGCGGCCCTTTTGGGTGACTACCCCGCAGCATTCGCGGGGGTATTCCTCCTGAGCGTGAGTCATAATTTCAAGTTTAATTTTTGCACTAATCATTGATTTTTCCTCTGTAATGAAGCGACAGCGCAACCGCCAAAATCCAATTCATTGTTTGCGCCGAATCTCAGGCGGCAGGCCGTTACCGTTCCCGGGCAAAAATCCAGCGACGGATCGTCTACAGGATTATTGTCTTTATCGAAGTAACCATTTTGCCCGTTGTATCCGCAGCCTTTCCCTGTTTTATACCACCCCCTTTGCGCCCAATAGCATACGCTTTGTGTGAGTCGAGACGGGATCATGATGCCGTCCATATCGTAAGGTGATGTGAGATCGAATCGCGCAACGCTTTTATCAACATAGTTCGGACGCTCGATATAGTATACCAGTTTACGGTAAGCTCCATCAGCGATTGAGCCATCGGAGTTAATAAGCTCACGCTGAGTTATCCAGATAGTCACCTTAGCTTGCATTAGTCCGTTATATGCACGAATCATCGCAGATACTCGACTATCAATGTTTGCCACCGTTAATTGTGGTTTTGTTGCCTTTCCGGAACTATCAAACGAGATCCCGGATATACCAAAAGGTCGCGCCCCGTATTTCTCGCCACGGAATGTAATTTCCTTCGGCGGTAGCGTTCCAGTTTGCTGGGCCTGCATGATTTCTTCTGGAGTGTACTGGATATTCTCACCGTGGAATCGGTACACCTGAGCGCCGAACTTACTACCATCAACTTCGATGAGAGTGATTATCTCTCCCGGATATAGTGATTGAAGGCAGTTGTGAAACAGGCTCTTTCCGCTTTCTTCATCATACAGTTTTTTGTTTTCGCTCATTGATTTTTCCTCTTGTTTGTCTGCAACCATTCTACAGCTACAAAAAAACCCGCGCAAGGCGGGCTTTTGTTATATGGCGTTACTCCATAGATGTAAATTGCTCCATAAACGTTACGTTAATCTCCATCACGTCGCGCGATACTGGCTTCGCTCCCAAACTGTTAGGCTTTACTACCCATATCCCGATCTTACCGTCCGGCGGCGTCCATGCGAACGGCTTAATGCGGTGAGAGTCACAGAAGTCGTAAACAGCCATGAAATCTTCCCCGGCATAGACAACTGAATACTCGCGTCGAGTGGTGTTAAATCCAGACGATGCAAGCTGCATGTAGCCGTTACCAAACTGTATTGAGCGGTCATTATTGGTAGTGGTAAGGGAGCCGCCGCCCCCTTGAACCTGCGTACACCAACCGAAAGTGTCAAGTGTCGCCATTATTAACCTCCTGTTTTTTCCTGAATGTAATTATAAACCTCGCCGCCCTGCGAACAAGACTCACGAATCATTTTTTTGAACATCATTTCTACACCCTGAGAAATCCCCCTCGGATCTGAACCGTTGTCAACTTTCACCTCCATTCCGCTAACGTCAACGACCGTTCCACCTCCTGAATGGTTTACTGCCTTCGGTGCTGATTTAGATGCGTTAAATCCAGAGGTTGCAACACTACCCGCAGCGGCAGCAAGCGAGGTAACGGCGACACCTGAAGATAAAGACCTAAAACCAGATGCGGCAGGCGTAGGAGTTGTCTGTGATGCCGCAGAAGCGCCGGAAGTCAATCCACCTGCAAAACTCCATGTTTTACCACCCATCATGCCAGAGATCGTATTGAATATTACCATCTGAGCAATCATCTTAATAATCATGCTAATGATGTTTTTCGCAAAGTCCTCAAAGTTTGCCTTACCTGTAGTCAGGAATTGAGTCATCATATCACTCATTCCGTTAAGTGAACTTGACGCGATATCATATACGTTACCATACATATCCATTGCAGAATCGCCGTAATCAGCAAAAGCACTTTCAGCACCTGCCAACCAGTCAGCCCGCTTGGCATCTTCCGCAGCGTAGTAATCATTTTGCGCCTTAATCATGTTCTGAAGCTTCTCGTCTCCTTCGCTGCCGCCGGAGTTGATGTAATCAGTGGTGATTTTAGCTAGTTCAGCTTGTCGTTCCATTTCGCGAGTACTAAGACCTCGTGAAGCGTTAAGCTGTTCCGTCGCCGCCGTCATCTCATTGACAAACTTCAGTGATTTGTCGGTAAGTGCGTTCAACTGCTGTTGCTTGACAATCTGATCGCCAATCTCAGCCTTCTGTTTAGCAAGTTCTACAACCTTCTCCTGACTTGCCAACAATGCTTTTTCTTCCGCAGACAACTGACGCTTGGAACTGGCTTCACGAAGAACAGCAATCGTCGCCTCGGTCGTAAACAGCGCTTTTCTCTGTGCGGAAAGTTTTTGCCCGATCTCCTTGTGCTCTTGCAATACCTTAAGTTGAGCCTTGAGTGAAATTAACTCCTTGTCGAATTGCTCTGTCGGTGAGCGTACAATTTTCGACTGCTTATTTCGTTCTCGGTTTCGCTTCTCGATCTCTTCTGCTTCTTTCCTTATTGCCTCCTTAGTTTCCTCACTGTACTGCTTTTCAAGGGTGCGACGCTGCCTCATTGCTTCAATGTATCCCATCTCGCCTTTTTCTACACGAGCGTTAATAGCGTCAAGCTCTGAAGCTAACTGATCGTAGTTGTCGCGAGAACTTTTTACAATATTCTCCTGCTCCTTCAGTACATCAGCGCCGAAATCACTCATTCCAGGCAGTGACTGAGTTGCCTTTATGGCTGAGGCGATAAAGTTTGAGATGTACTCATCACCCTTCGCAAGAATCATTTTAACCTGAATCACTGTACCCTGAACAACGTCGATAATCAGGTTTAGCGCCCCAAGTGTATGATCACCCACCCATCCCCACGCGTCCGAAGCCCATTGTTTAATATCGTTCCACATTTTTTCCAGAGGGGTAGCATTATCCGCGATCAACTTCATTCGCTTTTCCATTACGTCGGCGAATAATTTCGTTGCTTCAGATACTGCCTCAGTTTCACCTTTCGTCCGGCTTAATGTATCGATATAGGTAAGCTGCCCTTTTTCAAGGAAATTATACTGCTCGTTTAACTTCTTCAGACCTTTTACCGGATCGCTTGCGATTTTGTCGAACTCAGAAATAATTTGACTTGCTGATTTTCCTGTTGACGCTGACCACTCTGCGGTAGCCTTAGTGATGTTCTGGATCTGCTCGCGGGTGTACTTACCAGAACTCGCCAACTCCGTTACAATCTCGCGAATACTCCCAATGGTTGAGTTGCTTGTCTGCGCGATCTTTTTAGACACTGAATCAAGCTCTTCAGCCGTAACACCTGCATAACCGCCAGTCTCAATAAGCGCATTCTGAATGTCAGTTATTGACTTGTAAGAGTCATAACCAGCTTTCGCCAGAAGACCTAAAGATCCGACAAGAACACCAACACCAACTGTGACCGGATTAATATAGCTGAGCAATACCTTAAACGTATTCCCGATCCCGCCAAACGAGTCCTTTATTTGACCACCTTGCTGGATAGCAACCATCCAAACTGGCATACCTGACGCAAGAGATGTAACGACGTCGGTAATCTGTGCGGGAAGCATTCTCATTGCCTGCCTATATTGCCCTGCACTAATACCTGCGGCATTCATTGCTCGTCCCTGCTCTTTCAGTTTGGCGATCAGTGGCGCTGCCTCATTCGAAAGTCCAAGCTCAGCCGCTTTCAGTTCCATCAATTCAGCATGAGTCTTGCCGATCGCGTTAACTTGACCATTCAGGGCATCCATGAACGCCTTGCTGCGTGCTGCCGCCTGCTCTTTTGCTTTCGCTTCCTGCAATGCTGCCTGACCTTCTTCCGTCAGCATGGCCCGGCTGCGAGCAAGTTTTGCGTTTTGCAGATCCAGCATTTCACCCAAACGGAAAAATGTCTCATCTGGAACGACTCCCTGCTGCCAGAGTTTATCAAGCTGCTGAGATGCAATCTTCAACCTTTCCATTTTTGATACTGTAGGATCGATTGCCTTCTCCACGGCCTCATACTCTTTTCTCTGGCGCTTTAGTTGTTCAGCGTGTTCTTTGGCCTTCTGTTTTGCAACCTCTGACTCATTGATTAAAGAACCCATAGAATCAGCGGCCTGGTCGTTGGCCTTTGAAAACTCTTTCAGTGACTTGACGGCGCGCTGCACTGTTGACACATCAACGTCAAGCGACAGACCTGCTACCTTATCAACCATATAACCCCCTATATACGAAAAAACCGCCAAACGGCGGCTTAGTTGTTTTGCTTAGCAATCATTTCAAGCGCTTTCGCTTCCATGATCCTAACGTCCTGCAATGCCAGTTCTTCATCTTCTATTTTATAGATTTTGAACAACATAGGCAAAACATTATAGTCAAGACCATAAGCTCCAGCGCCTGAACTTCTCCACTGAGTGAGCATTGACGTAAAAACATTCCACGCCTTCACCATTTCAGCATCGCCGATTATCGTTTCCGGTTCCTCATCTTCATAGTCAGAAAGACTGAGGCCAACCGATCGCAATTGCTCTTCTGTCGGCGGTTTCTGATATAACAGATAAACCGCCCTTTTTAGTTTTTTGCGCGGTGTCCGGCGAGCGCCTTGATGTAAGTTGCCGTCAGATTGTACGCTGCGGAAGGATAATACTGTACCAGTTTACGCGCATTCTCTTCGTTAAATTCTTCTTCCAGATTCCATCCTGATGCGATCTTAGTGATGAAATCGCTATCATTCATTTCGCCCTGCTTCGCATACATATCTTGCACTTCTTTACTGGAAAGGTGGCGTACTGTAAAAATAATAGTCGCATCCTCGCCGTTTGGCATGGTGAACGTCACCGGGAGTTTGAAGTCTGGAAGCTGGCCCAACACGAAATTGAATTTAGCCATGATGTTTCTCCTGATTGGTTGATAGCACTTTTTGTTAAAAGTTAATCGAATAAAGTTGATAGGATGATTTTACAGAAATGAATAAGGGGGCGCAAGCCCCCTATGGATTGTATTTAAGCGCCAGGCGATGCCAGAGTGGAGGAAATGAAAGTAAAGTCACCTTTCAGGGATACGGCGAGTTCCACCGTTTCCATTTCGTTAACCTGTGTGGATGGGATATCGTTAAACGACAAGATGCCAGCCCACATACGCATTTCGCTCGCTTTCGGCACGTACATTCGAACCGCTGTTACCTGACCAGACGAATCCAGCTTACGCAGAATCGGGTAGATCGGGTTATCAAATTCGTGCGCGAAAGTGTACGTTAGCGATACCGCAGATTTAAACGTTGGGATCTGCTGCTCTTTATCGTCGGACAAACACTGATAAGTGTAATACTGCTGCTCGCCGCCGTCCTGACCAATCTCCTGTACGCAAGGAATCTCAGTCCAGCCAGTAATTTTTGCAAAGCTCATCGTACCGCCAGCCGGGAAAACAAGAGTATCAGAGGTGTCAATCCCAGCTAGAGTGATGCTTGTTTCCTGAGCGTCAGTAACAATTAGCACTCGACTGACCATCTTGGCCCAGGTTGACTGAGTTACAATAACGTAATCGCCTTTTACCAAGTCTCCCTTAGATGCAACTGTAGCAACAGGATTTTCTGCGTTAGTGATAGCGGTTGCCTCAACCTCTACCCCGCGAGAGGTTTCCACGAAAATTTGTGCGCCATTTGGTAAGTGCATAATTAAGTCTCCTTTGTGTCTACTCGTACTGTAAAGCGAACCGGAATCATCCATCCGCTTTCATGTTTAACAATTTGATGCACGATTGCACCCTCGAAAATATAACCAACGTTAAGCATTTTACCATCTTTGAAAAAATCAGCAATCTCTTTTGCTTTCAATCTTGCCTCATCAACTCCTGATCCTGGCGGGAACACTACGCCGATCTGAACGATTGCGATGTAAGATTTACACTTTCTGTCAATGGATAGATAAAGCGTATCCCCTTCAATGTAGTTGAACCTCAGCCACATCCCGCCATCCTTCGGCGGTGTGAAATTTCTGTTTTCCATGTAGTGAGGAAAGTCTCTGTACTTTGATAGAAAAGCGGCTCGCGCCGCCGCTGATAACTCATAGTGCATTTTGCTGTCTCCTTGCCTGCTTGATTGCGTCAGCCATATATGATCTCAGCCTTAATGCCACAAGGCCGACAACGCCGCTCGGCGCTTGTTGTGAATGACCATACTCAAGAGCGTTTGCATAAATCAACATGTTTGAAAAGTGAACGGATGTTATCGCGCCGCCACGGCTGAACATGCCATAAGTTTTGGCCTGTTCCTCACCTCTGACGACGCCGCCAGTTTTATCGTATCGGTTTAATGCGTGGTTAGGGATTTCGTTAAAAGTTATCTGCCAGTTACCCTTGAATCGACCTGTATCAACAGGGGAGCGGCTAACAAGAGCGTCGTGAACATCCCTTACGAATATTTCAATGGCATGTTCTAACGTGCTTTCAGCGGCCTTAATCCACGCATCAATCTCGCCTTGAAATCTACGAATCTGATAATTAGCCACCGACTGATACCCTCCGCAATACTGGACGATAGGCGACTGGTTCCAGTGACGCCTGAACCGGGCGAGCATCAACGACAACATGACGAATGCCATCAATCTCTATATAGTCACCTTCGTTTATTTCATGATCATTATTGAAGATCCCCAAAATATCTGAGGCGCGGATAGTTTCACCGTCAATCTCACGCGCGTTCGGCCTTCGCGTCGCGCCGGATATTGGAATAACCTGTTCCATTGGTGGGATCTCAAATCCGTTTTCATCATATCCGTATTCACCTTGTTTTATCAGGTTCATAGGTCTTGACGGATCGGTGAAGAAAGCAACGCCTTTGCGAGCCATCCTTTCAATCTGCGAGTAGTTCATTAGTGGCATCCTCCACGGAGTCCTGTCATTAATGCGAATCGACCACGTCGTCGCGCCTTAAGCTGTTCGAACATCTTACCCCACGGCGTCGAAAGCATCATGTTTCCTGACTGGTTCTTCGTCACCTCTCCGAAAGTCTGGCTAAATTCACCGCTCAGGGAAAATGACGTAACGCGTCGTGAGTACGATTCAAGATCCTCATCTTCACCTTTTAGCGCCCCATCAAGGAAAGCAAGGTGCAATGCATAAAGAGCAAGCGCCTTGACGTATGCATCTTTAAAGGTCTTCTGGCATACAAATAGCTCAGCCATTTCTACCCACGAATAAAGCGTTTCGTCTGGAACCTTACGAAGTGCCGGAACCAGCTTTCGCATTTGCTCAATAACTGCAATTAAAGTTTCTTGATTCATAATTTACCCCCATAAAAAAAGGCGCTACATGAGCGCCTTGATGATTAATATTCGCCGCCGTCCTCAAGCTCTTTTACGCTCATTTTATCCCACGGATCGGGCTTTTTAATTTTAGCCATTTCATCTCGGATTTTGCGGTTGGTTGCACTGTCGTCTTTAACTTCGATTTCTTCGCGAGCAATTAAGCAACGCAGTCCAGGTAAATCAAGAGCGGACGCCGGAAGAGTGACCTCTTCATCTGGAAGAACTTTAGCAAAGGAACCATCTTCAAGACGGAACATCTGAAGAGCTACACCAACGTTTACGATAACAACAGTTTTTTCTTTAGCCATTTTGATTTCTCCAATAAAAAAGGGACTAACTAAGTTAGCCCCTATAATATTACACGCCAGTGATTAAGACAATAGTCATCGGGCGATAAATTGTAAGTCCAGTGCACTTGGAAGTGCAAGGCACTTTGAAGTGCAAGTCTTTCGGCTGCGCTGGCAGCATGTTGAATGCTTCCGGGATCTCGATGGACATGTTCATCGGATTCTTTTCGTACACCAGCACACCTTTAGTTCCAGCGCCGTCGATATCTTCAAGTTCTGCGATAGAGTCGATTTCGATACCGGAGTTCTGAGACTTGAAATAGTCCAGATAAGACATGGTAGTCTCAGGCATACGAATCGCCAGCACCTTACGCATGGACGGCGGGATCAGAATGTTGGTAGCTCGGTGCTGGCCGCGAGTAATCGTCTCGATGGTTTCGATTGCCTGAGTCAATTCCGCTTCAGCCGTTTCCGGTTTCTGAGTTGCGCCATCCATCCACTTACCGGAGGTAATTTTGGTGATGTTCGGATGATTGAACACGGATACAATCTTGTGCGGCGCGGAACCTTTGAACACCAGGCGGTTAACAAGCTGATCATGCGCCAACTGGCACGCACTTGCCTTACGGGTTGACAGTGGGCGACCAGTTGCCTGACCTGCTTTGATTTCGTCGATTGAGATCAGATACGCGTTACCAAGACGGAACACCTTGCCAAACTCAGAAGTACCCAGGGCGTCAACCAGCGGAAGATCGTCGGTGTAGTCTGCGATAATCTGAGCCGTACCAACCTTGTCAAAGGTCATGTATTCAAACGTCTTATCAGTCGGAGAAAGATCGGTTGTAACAGGGAATACGCGTAGAGCGGACCCGACTGGGTAATCTTCTTCATAGGACTGGCTTTTGATGCGGTGTAGTTCCTGAGCGGTCCAGATACCCATCGTTGCGGCTGCATCCTGTTTTACGCCAGCCTGGATCAGATACATTTCAACATTGCTTTTATCTGCTTCATCAAATTTTTTAGTAGTCATGATTACTTCTCCGTAGTTAATAAAAAAAGCCGTGATTATGTTCACGGCTTCAATAATAGCACTTTTTGTTAAAGCGTCAAAGTGTTTTTATGTTATACATCAACCTCTGGCGTTGGCACTGCTTCTACGCGATAAGCAATGGTTGCCGTCGTCTTGCTGGCATCATTAGCCGTCCAGGTGATATTGAAATCACCGACCGATTCTCCACCAGCAGGAGTTACAAGACCTGAGTCAGGATCGACAGTGGCGATATTGGTAGCGTCGATTGACCACTTGCCAGTCTTATCAGTTGCATTAGCTGGAATAACATTAGCTACACACTGGATCGTAACATTGTTTGGCTGAGGACTTTCCTTGTCAGTGGTGATTGTAGCGGATTCAACAAGAACGACAGGGGGCGGCGGCGGTGGAACGATGAAAGCATTTTGTTTCACCTGAACCTCAATAATGTAGCCATCTTCATGCTTAACAAAGCCGCCAGCAAAGGTCCATCCTGCGGAACCAGACCCACCAGTAACAACTCCACCAGATCCAAACTGCAACTTTGAGAACAAGCCGGGAGCCTCATCAAGAGAAGTAAGCGCCCACATGCGACCGTGAGAAACGACGTTGCAAACTTCGCCGTCGAGAATTTTACCGCTCAGGTGTTCATATTGAGAACGGAAAGCGATACCGTAAGGAGTCCCGCCATCTGAAAGTACTTTGACGACTTTTACACCATCAACGATGCCGACAACCTGAACCGCCGCGCCGAAATCAATGTCACCTTGAGCCACACAAGCGCCATCAATATTGTAGGTTGAAGTATCAGAAAGATTTCCCGGACACGCGGGGCGCAAGAACAAATTTTCGTAAGCCATAATGATTTCTCCATAAAAAAAGGACTATCCAAAAAAAGGATAGTCCCCATATTAAACGCTAATTACAGTTGATGCAACTGAACCTCAACAAGCTGAATATCTTTGTATTTAGTCCAGCCACCAGCGTAGGTCCAGGTTGTTTCGATTGTGCCATCAGATTTCTCTTGACCATCAACATCAAGTTTAACGGCAGAGCCGAAAGTTGGTGCATCGGTGGATTTGGAAAGCATCCATACTCGGCCTGAAGTCATCACGTTGATAGCGCCGCCATCTTCGTAAACCATCTGATTTTGAGCGTTAACAGTCTGCCAGTGAGATCGGATTGCCACGCCGTAAGGAGTGGTTCCGGTAGTAAGAGCCTTAACCAACTTATGACCATCAACCGCCTGAGCTTGAACAACTTGTACGGCAGCGCCAACAAGAACATCACCTTCATTAACGACACAAGCGCCGTCAATATTGTACTTTGAAGTGTCCGCAACCATACCCGGAAGCGCAATCGCCATATCTCGCTGATAAGATGCATTAATTTGTGCCATGATATTTCCCCTTACATTACTTTGCTTAAACGTGAATTTGGCGTAACAGGCGCGGCGTCGTTTTTCTCTTCCGGCTTACCGCCTTCGATAGAGTCGCCTTTTACTGCTTTACGCTGAATAGCCATGATATCAGAATCTTTAGCAACATCAAACATAGCGTCGATATATGCGTCTGATTTTTCACTAACATCTTTATCAAGCATGGCTTTAACTACGGCAATCTTGACGTCTTTGATATCAAGACCATCATGTTTGACGCCTGCGGTTTCTGCTACTGCGGTAACTTCTGCGCGTGCGGCGGCATCGGCTTTTTGCTTCTCTACCTCGGCCTTCACAAGTTCCGGCAGAGAGTCAATCTTAACCTTAAGCGCATCGCGCTCAGCTTCAAAGCCATCAGCTTTACCCTGAATGGTGGCAATCTGCGCGGTTAATTTTTCGATATGGTTTGCAACTTCTTCGGTTACTTCCACATCAACTGAGTCGATCTTAATTTTTTTCATTTGCTTGTCCTCGTTAGTTAATTGAACGTTATTATCATACGGGAACTCCTGTTCGGCATCAAGATTTAATTTAGCAATTCCCGCACGACCTTTAAAAACTAGGGCGATATGGTTGACCTTGATATTAGTCTGTACCGCGTCGAATTTCACCCAACCTTCAGGCGGCGCTTCGTCCTGTTTCATATCCTCTTCGAAGATATATTCTCCAGTCTCATTTGAACCCCAGCCGGGCTTATCAATATCTACCGACGTATACCCTACAGATAATTCCCCGGCCTCCTTCGCTTTAGCTTTGCTGATCGCGTAGTCGCTGTAAATACTCAAAGGAACTTCAACGCCAACCCCTGAAGCAATACCAGCGCCAGCACACGATCCGACAACAACGTCCTTAGCATTTTGGGGTGTCACCGTTACGTGACCGACTGTGATCGGCTTGCCTGCAAAACTTTGCAAGGAATCTTGCTTGAAAACTTCGGACGCCGGACGGAACTCAACTCGATCGCCGTGCGGCGTTTTGTAAACCTGAGCGCCGATTCGCGCCACGATTGGGCGGTCAACTAAAAAACCGTTATCATCAAAGTGCGCCTTGATTTTTACTGAATCGAATCTTTGCTTTGCCTTCATTTTTAATCTCCTGTAGAAAAGTCTGGAACAGCCCAACAGCGGCAGTTGTATTCTTCACCCGGGAATACGTGATCGGAATCTACCGCTATGCGCTTACCTTCCCATCTTACATGTTTTTCACGTTCGCGTAAATCCATCACCCCGCGCCAGAAATAGTAAGATACACCAGCGTCTTTTATGCGCTGCCGCATCAGTCTACTGTTCCATGTTCCGACAATTCCAGACGCCCTGTTTTTGGCCCAGCTTCGGTAAATACCAAACCGCTCCTTAGCCAGTTCAACAACAAAATCCTTGCTTTTACCCTGACCGGATGCCGCACGAAGTTTATCAGTGAAATCAGTAACCATGTTGGCGGCAAATTTCCTGATAGAAGTAGTCACCTGCGATCGCCACAGATTGTATTGACCCGAGTACCAGCTTTCGGCAGCGGTAGGACCAATCAGGGCAAGTAGCATAACAGCTTGATTCTTCTTACCTCCAGCATTGCGAGCGATACGCAGCCACTGCTTAGAGTTGAATTTATAGATCGTGAGCGCAACGGATGATAGAGAACCAATAATCGGAGCGATGAGTGATTCGACGTAATCAAGCAACGACCTTTCTGTCTGATCTATCTCTTCGTCGGTAGCGTCAAATTTCATCGGCTTTAATTCGTCACGCATTTTTTCAGTTAGTTTGGCTGCAACATCCTGTAGGGAGCGCGACATTGCGCGCTCGCTCATTTCAGGATAGCGCCACTGTGTTGCAACGCCATTAATTTTCATCTTCTAACTTCTCCCCTAATCCCGGCTCCGGTTCGGTTGTTTCTTCCTGTTCGCGAATGTTGATGTTATTACCATCCTTGAGTTTGAACTCAGGGGCAATGGATCGCAACGTGTCGCGAGCTTCTTCCAGATCGATGATTTGCTCAGTGATAGCCTTCGTGACTGACTCAACGTTATTCTTCGTGATCTCTGATTCCTCTTTCTTACTCGGAACAGACAAAGGCTCAAACTCGATCGACCACTCTTCCTCATCAACAATGAACGGCAACAAGAACTCAAGAAGCGGCCTGTAATCTTCCTCGCGCTTGCGATCGACTAGCTTATAGAAAGTCTCAAGCGCTGTGTTTTGGCTCGCTGATACGCCGCCTACGTTCTTATTCTTGATGATAATCTCATGAATCCCGGATAGGGAGACGATGCGGTCCATCTTGCTTGATAAGAACTCAGGAACTCCGCTGATATCAGAGTTGAGAACATCATATTCCTCAGTCTCAGCATCGATACCGATCGCACGGCCTACGCCGGAGTTATCATCAACCTGAGCAAGTCGCAGTCGCGCGGCATACTGAGCATCATCATCATCACACATTTCAGCAAGACCTTTGACCTTCCATACAGCCTGTTGCTTACGTCGCAAGATCTGAGTAGCAAGAGATTCACAGTAATCATAGTCACAGATTGCATCAATCAGTGACTTGTTCAATACCGAAGCTCCCCATCCTTGATTCTGCTTTCTTGCCTGTTGCGTTACTCGTTCACCATCAGCAATAAAGACTCTTGAGTGATGAATCAGATACGGCTGCATATTGTCGCCAGGGGATACCTTGTAAATTTCAGGCTCACCATAGCGAGGGGATCTTGCATTGGTGACTCGCTTTTCAACAGTGATAGCAAATCGATCGTAAACTCGGACGCCTTCAAGTTTGGCTCCAGGCTTTGCCTGACTGGTTAACATCCGGTTGTCTTTGATGATTGCCACCATCGCCGCGCCACCGTAAAGTCGCGCCCAACAAAGAAGATCCACCAGACTTGAATCAAGTTTGTAGCTATCCCATAAAGACTTGAACTCTTTTTCATCCTTAACGCCTGACATTTTAAAACCAGCCGTCACCATCTCTTCCGGTATAACATCCACAATTCGCTTCGCGGTTGCGTTGTCGTTGTAGAAAGAACCGACGTGATATGATGCATCAGACATAAAGAATGGCTTAGGCGATCCGTCTGCACCGCCGTTAAAAATATCGTTATATCCATCATGCTTAACAATTTTCATGTTTCCTCCAATAAAAAGGGCCGTCAATTGACAGCCCTGATTATATCTCATTTATTACCGCTTAACCATCCCGGCGAGTCGCTTCATTCTCTCGATAGGATCGTCAATTGTCAGTAGTTCAATGTTTGCAGCGTCCATGAAGTTATCGACAATATCGTCGTGCGGATGCGTGTCATCGTAAGTGAACGCGCTATGTTCCGCGATAATTTCCGCAAGCATGGGGTGCTCTTCTGGCAGAACCACGCGCCCGGCTTTAATAACTGGCTGGGCATCCATAGCTCGGGTAACTTTGTCTTTGTTACGCTGCAATGGAGTGATGGATATCGGAGTCTTTTTCCTTAGATTCTGGATTAAGCCCGTACCACTCGCCTTATCTTCCACATATATTTTACGAAGCACCCCCATTGATTTATTGTGCCTCCATGCCTGGTTGACGAAAGCGGTAAATTGCTTCTCCATATCCGGCGCTTCCCACTTTCCGCGAATACCGTCGATAAAGTAAACCTTATCGTTTTTCTTACCCCATAAACAAAAGACTGTGTAGTCGTTTAGCTCACCTGTCTTCTGAGCGGTATCAGCGGTGATAAAACGGTAATCATATTTACCCGGATCCGGCTCATCAGCGTCAAGGCTGCTGCCGTAATAAGTCCACCACTCCGAATTGAACACGGAGCCACCAAGCGCGATCGGCTTCTGCTGATACTGAGAGTCAAAGGTATACTGGTCCGCTTCTCGAAGAGCTAACAGGTCGTGAACGCTTTCCTTGCTGGGCCAAAAAGAGTAATGCTTAACGCCATCCAATTCTACATACTCAGACGATAAAACATCACGCTCAAAGTAAGGCTGCAACCAATCAGGAAGTGTCTTTCCGTATTCTTCCGTCACCAGCGCCGGTATTGAGATTTGGTCAAACTCAATACCCATCCCGCCATTCATCATGAACCAGGTTGAATCCTGAGCATGTAGTCGTTGCTGAATTGCAATAATAGGAGTCTCGTTATGCATACGACGGGAACGGATGGTGTTTTTCAATAGCATGTGCGTACGCTCACGCTTAACCTTTGAGAACATATCATCAGGCTTGTCGATATCGTCGAGCATTACCATCCCGGAGAATCCCGGCATCATGTAGCCACCACGAGAACCTGTAATACGACCTCCAGCCGCAGCTGATATCAACTCAAACCAAACCTTTCCGTCTTCGTTAAGAACCTGCATCTCCTCGTCTTTCGATGTACCGAACTTGCAAGGCCATAACTCTTGAAATTCGTTGCTGCTGATAATCTCACGGACACGCTTACTGTTACGCTTAACCAAGCTGTCGGCAAACGACACGTTAAGGTTTCGCACCTTTTTACACTTAAGCATTGCGTACACCGGAAGGTGAATTGAGAACACTTCAGTTTTACCGGAACCTGGCGTGACGTTAAAGATAGTGTTACCGCGTCGGCCTGCAATTATTTCCTCCACTTCGTGACATAGGTAAAGGTGATGCCAGTTAGGCTGGAACTGCTGCGCCTGCATAAGCTGGAACCAGATCCGAATCATTTTTTCGAAATTGGCCTCGCTCATTTTCTTGATCGCTAACTTCTGCGTTGCGTTAAGGTCTTCCCATTGAATCATGATTAAGTCTCCCATGTGGGCGCTCGCGCGCCCGTAACGTTAAAGCATGTCAAGAATGCTATTTACTGCGTCCTTCATTGCATCCTCAGTAGTGGCGACTACTGTCGATGCGGAAGCTGACGAGTTTTCGATATTGATTGAGGCTGGCTTATCGATTCCGAGATCCTTACCGATAAAGGAGGCATTAATAACACCGTTGGCGGCAAGCTGGAATTTTTGCTCGTTGATTACCGATTCCACAAACTCCATAACCTCACTGTATTCTTCCTCTCGCTTCCACTTAATGATTGCGGCCTCGCTTGCACCGATGAACAGTCGGTATCCGGTCCAGGTGAAGACGCGCGGCTTATGAACAAGCGATTCATAAACGCCACCTTGAAAGCTGGCTGATTCTGACGCCTTGATTGCGTTGTCCTCGGCCCATTCGAAATACTTAACTGACAGATCGAATAGTTGCTCTGGCGTCATCGCCCGGTTTTTTGCGAGTACAGTGCCAAACTTTTTCTTGTATAGCTCTTTGAAATTACCTCCCTGTACTACGGGAGCGTTCTTAGGTTCACTCATAAATCCATCCTCTTCGTTTAACATTTAGTGCTATTTTACCATATTGCAGGCATAAAAAAACCCGCCGAAGCGGGTTAGTGTTTATCACGATAATCGTCGTTTAATGCCTTTGTGGTGCAATCGTGCTTTAGAGTAACAGTGCGCAAGGTCGCCAATCATTTCCCATTGGTCCTTCTTAGGTGAGTATGTCAGCCATACGCCAGTTTTATCTTTCGCTTCCATCGCCATCATTGCCGCAATAAGTACGAAGCCAGCAAACAAGCCAGCACCAAAAATAACGATACCAGCAAGAATCAATAAAAAAATAGTCATGTTAAATCTCCTTGATTAATTCAATGTTTATTTTGTGTGTGTCAAGATTGGCGCCGGAAAGTTTCTTCGCTTTCGTGATGGCTTCTGTCTGACTGGTTGCCGATAACTCGGTTTCGAAAGATTGTTTGCACGACTGGCAAAACATACCCATCTTTCGAATAATTAATTTAACTTTGAATCGCTTCATCTTCCTGCGCCTTAATCATAACGCCAGCAATGCGACCAATAACAGCCTCGCCAGGATTTAATCGTTTTTTATAACGAGTTGTTTCACCGTTGCGAGTTACTTTAATTTCAATTTTGACTGATTCATCTTTAGTGTTTTGCATTATGCAATCCTCTTGAATTTTTGCCGCTTACGGGTCTACGGCGTTGCTTAACCACTATGCAACCGAGCTTGTTAGCTGGAAGTGTGAGAATCGTCTCACGCGTTGCGCCTAACTGCGCCTCGTCTGTCTACGGGATTAATACTATCACCGCTCAGGGATTTAGGTCAATCATTAATTTCGAATTGACCATTAGTCACATCCTGTGGGTAATCAATCTCATGCAGGTTTCCATCGTCGCCGTACACGAATACAAGCCTCTTTGACTTACTGACTTTTTCTACGTCGTACGCGCACCCAGCTGAGAAAGCATCTCCATTGCGTGAGGTGACACACCGAACCTGATTGCCTTTCTTCGGTAAATTAGCCATTATTCGTAATCCCCTTCTTTGTTACCTACGCGCCCTGCAATATACCCGGCAGTCCAGACAAATTTGTAGCGGTCAATGAGTAGCTCGACCTTTTTATGGTGAGTCGAAATTACGTCAATCATAATCTTGTCGTTTTTCCGATCTTCTTTCTTCATTCCGCTGACGAATTTGTTTAATTCTTTCGCGGCACGCTTTACAACATTCCACTCCGCTTCGCTTAAACCGAACATTACTTACCTCTCCCAAATGAAGAATTAACACCTAAAACCTGATTGAAAACCAACTCCATGTATCGCAACTGATATTTAGCAACCTTTGAAGGACTTAATTCATCGGTGAATAAATCCTCAACGTTAATTTCTTTTTTATGCTTGCGCTTCCATGCCTTGATGATATTTGGCAGGATTCGCTCGCTCTTCCAGGCTGCAAACTCAGATTGATTCGTTGATGCCGGGGTTAGCTGTCTTTCGATCTGGTTAAGAATCTCAGCGGTAGCGCCTTTTACGTGAAGTTGTTCACCGATAGTGTCGAGGATTTCACGCGCTTGTTTATCTGACAGGTTAATCGTGATCATGCTTCTTCTCCTTCCTCTTCGATCGGGGTAAAAAACTGAGTGTTCACTGCCGGGTTATAATAAACTCCGTCGTCATAGTCGCTTTCTTTCACTTCAATGAAAACGTCGCAACCGTCATGCATGAAGTCACCATTATCAGTATGAGCCAGTTCGAATACTTCAGAAGTTTTAGTGCAAGTGAAAAACTTATCAGTTGATACCATCATTTCGATTTTCTCTCTTCGTTGTCGATGAGGTAACTATATCAAATCACCCCACCGACGTTTTAGCAATTAGTGCTATTTATTGATGAACGTGGCGGCTATGTGCTGAGCGGTAATTTCTGGATGACCTTCGACAGAAAAGAAGTCACATTCCTGATAACCGTTAACCCCGATCATGTCGTCAAGATAGATATAGTCTCGGCTGTCGTTATCAAAGCTGCAACCGTTGCGATGGATTCGACATAGCTTAACCTGGATATCACCCTCAATCATTTGTAGGATCTCATCTTTGAATCCACCGTCAGTAAATACCGAAAGGGAGTGCGACTCTTTCACCTTGCTTTCCGCTCGCATACCGAAGAAGCGATTTCCGAACTGCGGCTTGATGACCTCCTCGCTAATCCAGATCATAAACTGGCGCGGGCTTTTACCATTCAGGATTGATGCTGGCTCTTCTTTATAGCGACGGTCCTCATACAAGAACATGAAATACTCGAAATTAGTCTCACCCAAGATTGCTCGGGCAATCTCAAACATTGGAGCTTTAAAGCTGCGTAGCGCTACATGATCGTAAGTGTCAGCCAGGATGCACCCTATAGTGTCTTTTCCCGCGCCAGGCGCACCGTTTAAAATGATAGCTGTTTTCATGTCAGTATCTCCCTAAAAATAATTTTGCCACATTGATGATGGTGTGATTGATGATTAGCAGAATGATAACCGTTAATACCGGATGCGCTGCAATAAATTCGTATAGGTTCATTCATCTACCCCGTGAGATTTTAAATGATTGTGAACGTTATCGCCATAGTCAACTACAGCGTAAGTGGTTATCCCAAGCGATCTGAATAATGGAATAATTTGCGGCGAGTCATCCCAAGCCGCCAGAATGTTATCAATGCCGATCGCGCGCACCGCCTCTTCTTTCATTACCGTGTCTTTGCGGTTGTCGGTATGCGGTCGCATGACTAAGTAATCATATCGAGCGCCGTGATGCTTAAGCCATAACTCAGATGCGTAACGCACCTCATCACTTCGCCCGGTTAAAATTATTACATGATATCCAGCGGCAAACATAGAGTTCATCACATCGATCGTGCTTTGGATAGGGTTGTCAAATATTGCCGCGCGGTTAAACTCGGACCAGCTTTCAGTTAAGTGCAAATCCTTTGTAGGTAGCAGGTGAAGTCGACCAGATCCATCGCTAAGTGTTCCGTCAAAGTCAAAGATTGCTACGCGGCGCGTGCCGAGAAACAGGTTGATTGTCTGGCCCCAAATGGTAATTTTATCCATGATTTATTCCTCTGATTGGTTGCTTAACTCAACGAAGGGCATTCTAACAAATGCCCTTGAGCAAGTTTTAGCAATTCGTGCTATTACCAGCAACTGATCTCATAGTCGGCCCAGCCATCAAAGCTATCCTGGCTGAAGTCGCCACCGTAGTTTTCCATAAGTTCATCGATCAGAAAGTAGCAGGATTCGCCGTTACGATAGAAGTATGAATCTGCAACGTTGCGCGCCCAACGTCCGGCATCTTTCTTGCTCATTTTCCAGTATTTCATTGCAATCTTCTTGAATGCACGCACAACACGCTTGCGGATCTTGATATGCTTATACACCGCGTTGCAGCCGTAGGCCATATATTCGTTATTGCCAAGATTCTGCATAATGTACGGATTTACTTCTTTTGACGTAATCATTAGATCGCCATCTCCGCGACGAGCATCGTAAATTCCTGCGGTAATGTAGTGACCTTTGAACACACCCAGGCCATGAAGAGTGTACTGGTCGTTAGGTGTTTCAATGCAAATCAAATGTTTCATGAGTGTTCCCTCGTTTTTTAGTGTAGGGGAATCATAGCGCGTTCCCCTTGATAGGTTTTAGCAATTCGTGCTATTCGTTTTAATAGTGATGCAAAAATAATTTTTTAAGCACGTCACCACGCGCGCTGAATCGACTTGTGGGAGCCTTAAAATTTCGTGGACCAATTGCACTGCCGACACCTCAGATTTGTAGTAGTGTGCGATTCTGGAGGTGTTTGGGCGCATTCCTTCCACCGCGTCACGCGCTGCATCTTCTGCTGTCATGATAGTAGCCATAAAACACCCTTAAGAGATAATGTCAGGACTAGGAGGCAGAATAGCAACTCCTGAAATGATGGCGGCTCGTTATTCCAGTTAGAAAAGTCTGGCATAGTGTTTTCTCCAAAAGAAAGGGGAACCGCTCAGAGTCGATTCCCCGTTAAAATTACATGATGAACATCAGCGAAATCGAAGCGACAAGGAGAACAAGAGCGATAGCTAGGCCAGACAAGTCTGCTTTCTCTTCAAACTTCATTGCTGGCTTGCGGTCAACATTAATAGGCTTGACGTTGCTAATCTTGCTGGTGTTGATCTTGCCGTTGACGCGGAAAGTGCGATTGCGCTTCTTACCGAAAGTTGCGAACTTAGTGCCGCCACTGTTCCAACGAAGGCCTTCGCCATTATGAGTTACGGTTGCAATGCGGTGTCGGCCCGTGTCGTCGGTCAGCGCTACAGTGTGCTTTGCGTGCTCAGTAGGCACGTCGTAGATTTTGCCAACGGTAAATTTTTTGGTGTTATCACTGATACATTCGAATTTCATAAATCTTACCTCTTTATTATGCAGTTGGTTGATTGCTTCGATTACGTCGTTAAATTTAACACCATCCACGATTCGATGGAAGATATATTTTGAGCTACCGCCATAAGGCAGGAAAATTTCCTGATATTCGTGACGCCGTACAACGTTCACGTTACTACCGTACTCATCAACTATAACGAAGCTGTCGTCATTGACGCGAGCGCCTTCGTAGATTTTGCCGTACTTAAAACCAGATCCGATACTTGATACGCATTCAAATTTCATGGTCTAACCTTCCTGTAAGGTTTGATTGATAACATCACGTATTGCGTGAAGTCGCATTCTTGCTCGTCATACCCGCGATTGATGTATGGTGTCACATCTGTAACATCGGACACCCTGGCGTGAACTTCCCACCCGGTAAATTCGTCACGATCGAACTCGCGTAGCTCAAGGATATCGCCGGGCTGGAAGTTTCGGTCATTGACGCGGAACTCTGCCGTTTTAGTCCCATTCATTACTCCGATGAAATGTATCTGGGCGATTTTTAACTTATGAGTTTTGCTCATCTTTCTTTACCTCGAATGTCACGTTCCAGAATTTATTGCCGCATGAATGATAGGTTACGTCCGGCGGCGTGAGTTCGTGCAATGCGTGACCGATAATCTCCATGCGGTCGTTCGGCGTCAGTCCGCGAAGTGATTCGCGTAGGCGTGATGCCTTGTCGTAAATCTGCCACTGAGTGAGTTGTGTAGCCATAGCTGATTCCTCTGATTGGTTGCCTTGCTTCAATAAGGCCACTATATCAAATGGCCTTGCGGAAGGTTTAGCAATTCGTGCTATCGTTTAACGCACATCGTTTTTACTTCATATCCGAACGGCTTGTTCTCTGCGATTGCTTCCCTAGCCTTATTGCATGATTGCTGACTTTCCATGTATACGTGATCCGGCCCGGTACTCATCAAGATAATCAAAACCCATGCAGCCATTATTTCACCTCATAGCGTACAAGTGTTCCGCGCTTAATGCTGATTTCACCTGATACCGTCTTGTGCTTAAAGCCGCCGTAATGCAATAACAACGTGATAATATCGTCATGCACCTCGATCGTCTTCGGTGTAGCGGTGATTTCAAGCCAAGATTTACCATCAAGCTGGACACCTTTTAGCGTCGCGCTCAATGGCATGTTCTCGATCTGAGTGCATTGCAGCATAGGCTTAATTTCTGACTTTGCGGCGTTGAAGATGGCTCGACCAGTTTTCCAGGCATCATACGTGCCGTACACATCCTTATTGCCACTCATAATGTAATGGCAATCCTTCTTAGCTGAGTTTTCAGGATTTACTTCATTGTGCCGATTTATAAACCAATCCAATTTAAGTTGTGATACTTCTTCCGTTGCCCATACACCATTATCTTCATTGTTGAACGTGATTTCACCGCAACCCAGGCTGATAAATTTAATCGGGAATTTTACGTCTTCTAATTTTAACATGATGCTTTCCTCTTAGTGGTTTATGTGGGGATTATACCAGTCAGGCCAAAACCCCTTTTAACAATTCGTGCTTAGTAGACTAACTCGCACTCAATATCGAACGGCTCGGCTTTACAATGGAAGAAGCATAGCGCCTCTTGATTCATACCTCCCACGAATCCAACAGCATTAAGATGTTCACCGTTGATATAAGCTAAGTGCGCGGTGATTTCTTCAAAATCAACGATAACCGGGAACGTGCGGTTCTCATACCCCGAGCGCATCGGGTAGCCGCCATTATTGAGAAGTCGAACCTTGCGCGGCTTAGGATTTGCCTGGACTTCCCATTCGAAGAAGAACATCGTTCCGTCCTTCTCGTTGAAGTCTGCCGGACCGACTACCGAGCTAACCGAAAGTCCATAATCCAGATCGTACACGCCAGCTTTTACCAGGTCGTCAACCTTAACACGGTATCCTCCAGTACTGGAATCACACTTCACCGCGTCAACCACGATAGGATCTGCTTCCAGATCTCTGGTAAATCCCTTGTAACCGCCAGTGCAAAGTAATTTGATTTTCATTATATCGTCCTCGTTCGTTGTTGTTGGGGTTACTATATCGCAACCCCGGAATTGAGTTTTAACAAAAAGTGCTATTCTTTAATTTCGAAGCAATCAGTGTCTTCGTCGAATACCCAGGGGTCGCCGTTATCATCAAGCAATGAGATATTCCCGAAGCTGGTTAGCGATGCGTTATAAGGCTTGTTGACAGTAAAGCACTCTTTTACTTCATGGTCATCGCTGCCTTTGAATACTGCAATCATTTGGTGCATAAAATCAGCCATTGTTAAATCCTATTCGCAAGTGATTTCATTTGATGTGATTGGTAGCAATACGTTGCCGACCATCACGAACGTAGTAACCTGGTTCCCGGTTTCATGGCATCGCTCTTTTACCTCTCCACAGACGGACACAACCAGGATAGTTATGGCGACTGCCGCCATCATGCAAATTAGAATGCGCATCATTCGAACGCCCCAGCACACAGGAGAAGCATTACCACGATGCCGACCATGACGTGACCCATGCAGAAGAACCAGACGGCAGACCATAGCGCTACTGTATTAAAGTTCATTTTAGTACCTCGATCTTGTTGTCACCGATTGAGTTTTCTACGACAGATTGCGGGTCATCACCTGGAACTCGCATGTAGAAATTATTCACAGCTGTGAAGTTCCATTGACCGCGCCACTTGAAATAGACTCCGTGTTTTGCGCCCATTGCGTAGTGAGTGGATTTTGCCGGGATCATGTGCCCGTTGACGCGGGTTAGTTGAGTTAGGTTGCTGTAACGTGGCATGATTATTTATTCCTCAATTAAAGTGCTGATATCGTCAAAGCCCTGGAGGTCTGCGTTCCAGACCAGGAAGTTTGCAAGGTTTTCGCACCATACCCACTTTCCGTTATCTTCCATGTATGTTTTGTATCCGCTCGGTACGGCTTTGACTGCAAAGCGGCGACCTATCGATGTGATAAAAATAGCAAAGCGGTTGTTATTGGTTGAATCGATGGCTTGCTGGTTCTTGACGATTGACATGGTGAATCCTCTGATTGGTATCTCGTTTCAATGGGGTAACTATAGCAATATACCCCGATCCTGTTTTAACAATTCGTGCTATTTGGTGAGATACTTCACTTCACTTCCTGACATCATATTCCAGCCATCTTCAAAGAATACGCTGTAGCATGTTGCCGATCGCTGGCGAATCTTAGATACAGTGCGCCACACTTTACGGCCAGAGTAACCAGTCAGCACACGCATCCCCGACAACAACTCACCCGCATTTCTCACCTTAATGGTCACATCAGAACCAAGCTCGAAAGACTCAAGGCGAACCGGATTGATCATCTCATACATTCGCATAACTTCATGATCTTCTTTCCACTCGCAGCCCTCGCTAGACTTAACGGCTTCAATAAAATTACTCAGCTTGCTAGTGAAATCGCCGTCGTAAGCCTCAATTGCGATGACCGTGTAATGAGTGTACATGTGCCAGTGCGATCCTGTTTTATGCTCGAACGCGAAGAATGACATTTCGCCGTCCAATTCATCTTTAGCCAGAAATACGGTAATGGTCGTCATGATTAAGCCTCCGCAAAGTAAGTGTTAAAGCCTTTGAGTTTGTAGTCGCTGCCAACGCGCACCACGTTCCAGGTAAGACCCGAGTGATACGCAACCATATCCTCAAGATCGATTGTAATTTCGGTTCCTTTCTTGAATAGACCCTTTTCATGAGTTGAGTCGCGCTGAACAACCACTACGTCAATTTGCGTTTCCATCTTCGTTTCCTCATTCGTTGTCGATGGGATAACTATACCAGGTTATCCCGATCCGGTTTTAACAAAAAGTGCTATTTCATCAGCGTGAAGCAGCGAATCTCATTTGGCTTAAAGATGAACGTCTGAATGCCATTGATAAGACCTGCGTGAATAACTTCGAATCCAAACTCTTTCTTTACATACCGGACAAATTCGAAGGTTGTACGATAATCACCATTGAATCCAAACGTCTCGGGGTTAAGCTGGAATGCTTCGCCTGGGTTTAGTCGCATCAAGATACCTTTCAGGGCGTCATGCTTAATCTTGCTCATAATTACTTCTCCTCATCCAGTAAATGCGCGCGGAATTGCTCCACCAGTTTATTGAGATCCGATACTGAGATATTGCTACCTTCAAACTCTCTCAGATCGATTCTGAACGCCTCAACCTTCGCATTGAACACATCGGCTATGCTCTTGCGCTTCCGGCCTCTCTTGCCCTGTTTTGCTTCGCATATGACCTTGTCTGCTTCCTCTCCTTCAAGTTCGGTGATGGATATGATTACACCTTCAATTGGATCGCGATTGATTCGAACCGACACGGCCTTATTGTGAACCTTGAGCATGTGTCGCTTGATGATATTGGACACATACGACGCCGTGAGTCGTTCAAGCAACCAGGCTGAGCGCGAGATGTACTCGTTAGCGATGGCATCATCAATCTGTTCCTCGGTTAGCTCAACATTCTGAGTGACCTTTACAATCTCGGCCTGCTCATGCACGTAGATTGCTACCATCTGGTTTCCGGTGATTGCGAAATGATTCCCTGATTGGTGCTTCTCAATCGCCTTGCGAATGTAGTCCGGCAGATTGAGTTCAAATTCCGTTACTTCTTTAAGCTGAGTTTTCATTTGTC